AGATAGATGTTACCTCCCGAATAAGACAGCTTGCGCACCTCTAATTCATGAAATATCGCCTTGCCCCAAATTGTGAGGTTGGTGAAAAACGCATGATACTTGCCATTCTTCTCCTTCTCAACAGAGAAGCCCTGTTCAGCCGCATTGTCGTAATCGAGAGACTTAATGGCGTCGGTAATCAGACCTTTAGCAAAGGTTATTAAGCCTTCTGCGATATCATCTTTTATTTTTGAAAGATAATTACGATTTCCATATTTAGGAGTAACGATCACTTCCTCACTATCCTCTTTAGATTCATCAGAAGCAATACCTGTAATCTTCTTCTCTTTTCCGAAAAACAACGTCGTGACACTAATAGTCTTTGCTACAAGAGATTCAAATGTAGCAGAAAGAATAGTTTTTAAAAACGTTATTGTATCAGAAACCGAATTATACTTCCACCATTGAGCGACACCACCGCTCGCTAAAGCTTCGTCAGTAGAGAGGCTGCCAAAGTCAACATCTTGAACCCATCGCCTTATACGATCATTAGCTTCATTCAAGTACACCTCGGAAATAATACCCTGCAGATAAATATAATAATAATCTTCAGAGCCTATCTGATCGCCAACAACCTCTTCTTGTTTTCCGTCCTCATCTGTCTTTAAAACAATAGCCTTACCGTAAATGTCAATTTTTTGGCTTGGGAAGACTATTGTAGCTATATCATTATCAGATGTCCTTTTTCTTGGAATAGCTACGTAAACGTATCGCTTCTCATCACTCGGAAACTCGGAGGGATAAGCCGCAAGCGTCCATCGCTGGTAATTATGCCCTGCATCATAGCCCAGTCCGTCGATACCCTGCATATAACAGAGTATCGAAGCACCGCTAACCACACTCGCCTGAATGCGGTTAGGTTCGCCTGTTGCATTGAGCTGAATATAAAGCGCACTATTGGAGATCCAATAGTTAGTAGTTTTTGCTTCTGTTGCCATCTTTCTTTTCGGATTTCAAAATTTCATATTTTTACATCACAAAGATAACAACAAAAAAAAAATCAATAAGGACAAGGGATTAAACGCTTGCTGGTCCGTAGATGTCGAATTTCGCTGTAAATGATACGGAATACATATTAGTATTAGTCTTATCCAGGAATGTGATTTCATCTTCCGGAATGATGGTAACTGGAATCCAGTTACCCTTCACATTTAGCCAGATATGATTACTCATCAAGAACTCATGCAGATACCATTGCAACCAATTCTCATCCAGCGGGTCAGTCATAAACAACCAGCTTTCCCGATCATTCTTCTTAGTTACTGCAGAACGAGAAAAGCTATTGAAGGTTTCCAACTTCGTAACTGTATAGGTATTACTCTGGATAGAGAGTTTCTTGCTATACGTTCTTGGTATGTTTACGCACTCCAATACACCGAAGGAATTAATAAAACGGAAAACCATACGGTCTTTCCCTTCATCTTTCGGCATAGCATAGATACTTTGCTCGCCAATGGTCTGCAAACCCTCCTTCGTTATTTCAACCTCACGAGATTGTGGAGCAACAAGTTTTTTGGGGTTATCCACTAAAGACTGATCGACAACGAGTTTTTCTGGACTATCCAACAAAGACTGAGGCTTAGGGTAGGCAGGAGTATAGGCATAAGTATCTCCTACAACCATCAGTTGCGGTAAAGACTGAGGTTTACGTGATAAAGATTTAACCGATTTCGTTACACCTGATACCATTCTCTCAATATCCCAAAATGCGCCTGCAATACATCGCAGATTGGTGGCACCGCCATCACTTGCTTCCGGTTTCTTCGGATAAAAATGCTCTCCTACATTAGTATGCAGCTCGCCATTACTATCCATATACTCATCGTATGCCCTAATATACCATTTGACCATTGGGTAAGTAGCAACAAGAGGCGAATATTGAAAGTCCACCAAAAGCACACGCAATGCAGAGGAAACGTCCAGCTCTACATCCTTACCTTCTTGAATTACTGGTACAGGCAATTTGTTAAACTCGTATCTACCATTATTAGTGTCATACGTTACTTCTACGATGACACGATGAAAAAATGGTAATTTTCCCGCGTCACTCGGTTTAATAGAAAACGTAATAGGATTGCCAGCCAATATAGAGCCGGATGTTAAGAGTATCTGTTCTGCCATTTTAATTTAATTTTAATGTTAGACGTTACTTATTGACTTTTTGTTCCACGAGTGAAACAAAGTCTGAAACTACCTTGCAACCTGCGGCTTCAGATGGAGTAATCTTGATGCTAAACATCGTTTCTGTCTGAAGTATCAAGTCCAAGAAATCAATAGACTCTAAGCCTATATCTTCTCGCAGATCAGAGCTGTCAGTTATCTCTGCATTATTCCACGATGACCTCAATCCATTAATAATAGAATGCAGCCTTTTTTGTATATCTTTCCTTTCCATATTCCTTTTACCTTTTTACCTTTAAATAGCCTTCGATATAACAAACGACGCATTTGTTCCCCCAAATCCAAACGAATTACAGAGGATATTATGCGGCTCATATTTCATGGTTTTCATTACAAGTTTCATATCAGGGAAGGCATTGTCATTCGTACCTACACAACCAGGAAGAAAGCCGTGCTTGATCATCAAAGTAGCTTGCACGGCTTGCGATACACCTGCCATCCAACACTCATGCCCTGTCATACCCTTTGTAGCTACCACGTAAGGGCAGAGCGTAAAGGAGTCCATGATAGCAGTCGCCTCGGCTTCGTCTCCTGCAGGGGTACCAGTGGCATGAGCAAGGATCGCATCAATATCGCCTTCATCTAAGCCTGCATCATCTATCGCCTTAACCATAGAAACAGACTCGTAAGAGGCAAGTGGGGTGCAAGGAGACTGTAAACCATTGGTAGAGAAACCGTAGCCGGATAGTTTTGCCAAAGGAGTATGTTTCATATCCTCATCCTCCTTTCTCATGCGATAGAAATATTCCGACTCTAAGATAACGCAAGCCGCACCACCCGAAGGAGCAAGACCAGAACGGTGTTTATCGAAAGGTCGCACCGCATCTGTAGCGAATACACCCAAAGCGTCGAAAGACTGCATAGAGGAAGGTCCAGCCTCCTGCATACCCACCACAATAACCATTTCCGTTTGATGACTATTGAGAAGCATCTGTGCTAAGCCGATGGCATGACCGCCTCCTGCACAGGCTGCACTCACGGTAAGCGATAAACCGTGAATACCCAAGAGGGAAGCAAGGTTCATGCTCGCTGTAGAGTTGAGCGAGCGGAACACCGCACCTGCACCCAGACAGCGTGTGTCATTCGTGTGCTGCATGATTGTACCTATATCCATCATTGCATCTGCGGTAGAATCGTTGCTTACGATAAGAGAAACATGATGATCCTTCAAGAAATCGTCGCTTACCTTTGCTTCTTCAAGAGCTTGTTTTACGGCACTTAGCGCATAGTAAGTAGGAAGGGAGAAGCATTGCCTCTGTGCCCTGGATAGACGATCTGTATATTTGAATGCTACCTGGGGTACTGCACCGCACAAACATGACTGATACCCAATCTTCTCTCGATAGGTATCATGGTATAAGCCGCATTTACCATCATGCAAAGCCTTGGCGAAGGATGGAATATCCTCGCCAAGACATGAATGAATACCCAAACCAGTGATATAGTTTCTTTCGTTTCTTACTTTGTACATCATAGTCGTATATTTTTACCTTTAAAAGCAAGAATGCTCTTTTTACCTTTTTACCTTTTTACTTTTTTACCTTTAAATTATAGCGCATACACGGTCAATTCTACCTCGTCAAGTCCAGTTTCTGCGCTGATAGTAGTATTCACCTTGTCAATAAGACATTTGATACCGCCTATATTCCACCATTCCTGCCAGTGATTAGGAATGTCAGCTATCTGCGCCACGGTAGTAGAGCAACGTATCTTGTATTTCTTGCGATTAAGTAGGAAATAAGCATACGGCAAAATAAAAGTATCAAACAAGCCGCGAGACTTGATTTTAGTTGTTACTTTACCTGTGCTCGCATCCACCTCGTCAGGCGCACAGAGTGAAACATCTGCATACTTAGGGTCCTTCAACCAAGAAGGTTCTTTGAATGCACGTATTTTTAGAGAAAAACGCTCTCCACCACCCAATCCTTCCTGAATACCATTATAATCAAAAAGATTGCCCATCATATCGAGAGAGTCACAAGCAAGGGCATATTTTCCTACCGCAGAGCGCCATTTCGATGTACCGAAACCATCGTAATTGAAATCATAAGACTGAATACTTGCGTCTGCACCACCACCTCGCATTAGCGCCAAAGCAAAGCCCCAACGGGAATCATCCTGCAAAGGAGAGTTGCCGTCATCGGTGTCCGATGGATCATAACTCTCTACGAGTTTCAAAGATTGTTTCATATAGAAATCGCAGAATGGAGAGGAAATAGTTTGGTTAATAATCTGCTCTACAAATTCATGTTCCATATCTTCATCCACATAGGCGCAAAGAATAGGCTGACTATCGGCGATAGTTACGCCATATTTCTTTCCGCTATGAGAATCGGTTGCCTCGTGAGAGCCGTATGCAGCCTCTATCTCCTTGAAGTAATTAACATCATTGAAAGGTACAGGAGTAAAGTCGATACTAATATCCTGAATAAAGTCCTCATTTTCCTCACTACAATCTCCGTATTCCACTCCCTTAAACTGACCTACCTCAAAAAGGACAGGCTTCAAGTCTGACGTGGTAGTAGCATCACTATTTACCTTGACACGATAGGCATTACCCGTTTTTTGGTCGATATAGCATCGCTTATCGCCATTGCTGAGATTGTGAAAGAACTCCACATAAGATTTATTGTAAACAGTCGCATTATCTCCGGAATTTGGCTCTGGATAGTCGGTATAATTATAATCGGTATCATAACCCATATTCTTGTTTTTACGGCTGTCCTTGATATACTGCTGCTGGTCTTTTGTATCATTTTCCTCTGAATAGCGCATACGCACACCTGTAATCTTTTCTGTCATAGGAGTGATAGAATGGACGTTTGCATGGAATGTTCGGGCAGGATTACCACTACGGCGCAACACGTCCCTTATGAGATATGCAGTAACCTTCTTTTGTTCATAATCATAGGAAAACTTAATACCAAAAGCTGCCTCTAAGGATGAGATAACAGTGCTTACGCTCTCATCAGGAAAGTTATCACTATTCGCCTTCATATTGAGAACATTCGCCTGTACGCTGAACTTCTTGATTTGAGCTTCGATACTGATACCTGTAACCTTACCACCTTCACTTGTCGTTTCACCTACCTGTACATGTTCTGTCGTACCTTCAGGCGTGGTAAGGGTAAGTTCCTGTACCGTTTTATCCTCTGCTTTAATGATTTCAATCTTACCACCGCAACCACGAGACTCCAACCAGCTATTGATATGTTCCTGCGTCTTGAAGAAGCCTGTCTTGATTTCGCCAGGAATCTTCTCTGCTACAACTTCTGCCTCCTTATCAGAACCTGCTACATACGTTGGATCATTAATCTTATCCTTTGCATTCCAAATCTCCCTTTCCGTATAATAGTCACCATGGTGACGATGAAGGAAAGGTTGTTTATCGCCAGTAAGGTCATTTTCATCATAAGAATAACTGATAGTATCGTAGGCGCATACAGTTGTAAAGAAACAAAGATGCTTCATATCCTCGATTTTCATCAATGCAGATTTATCGAAAGATACACCAAGGTGAGCAAAAAGACAATCCAAAAAATAGAGTACATAGAAACAGATACCCGATTGCGGTCGCCTTGCATCAAGTACCCAATATGGATATAAATCCTCATAAGTCCACTTACAATCCTTTACGCTGATAACATCACTCGATGTTTGCCCTTCATCATCCAAACCATGATGCTTATAACAGACACGAGCATTACAATAAGTAGCGGCACGTCCTGCTCCATCCGTCTCACCATAAGCCGCCGATACATTGATATAATCGCCCATATCTGCCAAAGCGGGAACGTTTACGGTATGATTGTTAGGGTAAGACCTCTCGCCAGCCTTATAAGCGTCTGCCGCCTTATGATCGGTAGTCGTACCAGCATATTCCTTACAAGAACCAGGATAAGAAAAGCCAAGGGCTTGCGGCTCCAGCACCTTGCTCACGCTAACGTGTCGAGCCTGTATTATTCTGGTTTCCGTCTTATCGCTCTTGTGCTTACCTCCAGCCACAAACACCTCTACCTTCACTATCGGATCACTCTCAATATCCACTCTTACATTACCTATCTTTTCTCCGATGATGATTGTGTCCTTGACTGGAATATCACGGCAATTCAACGAACCGATAAGGTCGCTGAATGATTGCGTGCTGGCATCAATATTCATCGAGAGAGAATCGGTTATCTCGTCATCATCCTGCATGACAAGCGTACCATTACGGAAAGGCAAGCCGTCGGCATAAATCTTGGTAGGCTTATACTCTAAGTTTACCGCACGAATAGACGCACGCGGATCTTCGATGTTCTTCAATAGCCATCTGTTTCCGTCAAGCGGTAAAGAGAATGGATAAGAGAACATTTCGGTATCGTTGAACACAGGGTTCTGATCCTCTATATCAATAGAGAAATCAGGAGCCTGCGCCGTAGGTTTGTCGTCAACCAATATAGTGAGATGGGATTTCATTTCTTAATACTCAATTTAGATTTATCGTATAATTTTATCAGACGAGAAGTAAAACTATGGATAGTTGCCTCTCCATAAGCACAGATTTCTCTATGACCATGGTCGTGCAATGTGCCATCAGTTATATGGACGGTAGCGCAGTCGTAACACTCAGCCACCTTACTTGTCACAAGATAAGAATTATTTCGGGCAATAGCGTAACCTTCCTTGATGGTGGCTCGGCTATTATCCAACAATTCCACTTTGCAGCCAGTAGTCATGGCCAAGGCAGAGGCACTGCCATGCAGCACCACCTGCGCTTTGCCGAGAATATAAGCGGTATGGGCAAAGAAAAGATGAATAGGTTCATCGCTATCCCCAACAAGTACATAGCCTGTTCGGGAGTCCTCATTATAGAAGATGCCAGCCGCATTGATTTCAGTCTTGAAATCGGGATAGAAATCATGAAAGGCTTGCACCACCTGTTGTGGAACCTCCGTTATCATGCCATGCCAATACTTATGCCAAGTATCGCACATTTCCCTGATACTTGTAGTTTCACCAAAATCATGCTGAGAAGCCTGGCAATTCCCGCTCTGTGCAAGAATGCCAATGCAGAGTTGCTTAAATCGCTGGCTTTTCTGTTCTACAGTCTCTTGATCCTTTCCCATATTCACTTCTTTACCTTTTTACCCTTTTACCTTTAAATCGCCGCTTCTTCCGTTTTAGCAAGAATTGCCTCATAGCCGGTAAGTTCATCCTCACTCACGATGTCAGCATACTTTTGGCGAAGCTGATCGATGCGCTCCTTAATACCTTTCACTCTCGTCTTTGTAGAAGGCTTATCCTTACGGATGATGTACTTTATAAGGGCATCAGCTTCTGCTTTGTGCTTGGCGGCTGCATCACGGGCTGCCTTTACTTCTGGACGGTCGTTAGCTATCTTTTCAGCGATAGCTTCGGCAAAATGAGGATCACGAGCCAGAGCTTTTTCATAGAACGGCTTAAACTGGGTACGGAGAGTCTGAGGGTCAATGGTAAAGGCTTTCTTTGCGTAGGCGATGTATTCAGGATCACCTGTCTTCTCGCTCAGACGCAGGTAACATTCGCCCATCTCTCTATCTACAGCAGTGTAGATATTAGGCAAGAGTTCACTTTCGATTTCAGTAGCACGGGTTGCAAAAGCGGCGATTTCTTCTTCAGTATAGATAGCGCCCTTACCTTGCGATATAGCCTTCTCGTTAGCCTCTGCCATGGTCTTAGCCTGTTCTGCCTTACTTGCCATCTCGTTGCGAAGTTCACGCACGGTGTTTACCTGCTCCTGCAGGGAAGGAGAGAGGAACGGACGGATCTGTATCAAATTAGGCATCGTAGCAGCAATACTCTCACCGTTAGGATTGGCTACGATACCATTGTAGGTAAGTGGCTGGATGTTTGTGTTCGGCTTCAAGTTAGGAAAGAGAGATTGCTTTGCCTCTTCCATGGCTTTCTTCTTCTGAAGTTCGGCATACTCAGCCTGTTCCTTCTTGGTGGGTCTGCCCACACGTCGCTTATCGGAAGCAGATGATGCGCTGCCGGTATCGAGGGTTTGCAGATAAGTTACCATCTGGCGCACACGACGATGATAATCTCTAAAACGGCGTGAGTCTTTGACGAAGGATTTCGCCTTAACGACATTGCTCAAGATGTCAAGTCCCTGCTCAAAAGCCTCACGCTGGTCGGATGTAAGCATTCTTGCGCCAATGGCAGGAGCAAGGAGCTGAACAATCTGTTCTTTAGATAAATCTTTCATAAATCCTTATTTTGTTGTTTATTTGAATTTTAAGAATAAATTTTTCCCATTTTCGGCTTGATTTTCAATTAAATGTCAAATTAAGCGGTTTTGAGAACGCTTGATGCGACATAAAACCGAAAATAAGCCATTTTTAAAACTCTTAGCACAGAAGAGGGGTTACGAATATTCTGGAGCCAGCCTGATTGTTCTTATAGCATTCGCTACTATCATCCGATGCAGACTCATTAGAGGTGTCACTCTTGGCCAAATCAGCTTTCTCGTTAGCAGCATCGAGTTTTGCCTGTGCCTCTGCCTTCTCTTTTTTCAGTAAGCGATGAATACTTTCCCTTATAGTAATGGCATCATCATGGGCAAGAGAACGGGTCAGTTTATCAAAATTGATAACTGATGTACGCTGCTTGAGATAAGCGGCTACGAGCTGGCGAGCCTTCTTTAGCATCTTGTCGTTCTCATCAGCCTGCAAGAGGCGAGGGATGAAATCTTCGCCAAATGCTTCCTCCAGGTATTCGCTCTGAATGAAAAGCATATCAGGGATAAGACGCACAAACTTATCTCTGTTACCATAAATATCGAGATACGGACGCAAAGACTCGCAGGTAGGGAAAAGCAAATCCTTATGATAGTAGTAGTATTCGCTTTCCTGCCACAGGGTTACGATTTCCTCTATTGCTTCATGTCGTTTGGTCTCGGCTTCGGTTGCGGCATCATTACCGCTATCTGTATGCTCGCCCGAAGTGTCGATAGGCATAGGAGTATTTATCTCCTTTGCCCATCCTTCCAAGAGAGAAAGCATGTTATTGAGCGAAGTCATTGCCGACTGGCGATAGCTTTCCTTGCCCTGTGCTATCTGGTCTTTTGTAGCCGCGGCAAAGTCACTGCTGGAAGCCACGTTGATACCGGAGCCATTGACAGAGAGAATTTGCTTTTCTACATTCTGCGCCATCGCATCATTTGCAACCATGCGTTGCGCATAAACCAGAAGTTCGCTCCAAGGATTGTCAGTATAGTTGCCATTGATTACCGTATCGCAGAAATCATTAGGTTCAATACTTGCATAGTACTTGCAAAGTCGGTCATAAAGCGAAGCTCCTAAGCGAGGTTTCAGAAAATCCTTCTCGCTATTATCAAGCATACCTTGCAAGTTGGCCACCTCGTCCACGGAATTACTCGGGATATGCAGCCGGAGTTCTTGATTAGTGAAGAGTATCATATCCTTATCATATTTTGTTATTTCAAGAAATCATTTCTCATTTGTCATTTGTCATTTCTCATTTCTTAAACGCTTTCCTGCTTCGTCACTCCCGTTTTTGAATTATCGAGAGTAGTCAGCACCTCTCTGTCTATCTGCCAAACCAGATGTTCGTCGTATTCATTGAAGCGAGAGATAACCTCCAAGGGTCGCAACATCAACTGCTGCAGAATAGCAAACTGGATCTGCTTAACTAAAAATCGCTCTCGCAAGTCCGTACCACCCGATGAAGCCGTATCGCCAGGAGTATTACCGATGAGCTTTGCGTCAAGACCCATAGCAAAGAAGATGATACTTGAAATCTCCTGCAACTCGGTCTTGTCAGCACTCGCTTGGTCGTTAGCCTTCGTTTCAATCTCTACGATTTCCCAAGCCTTATGCTCCTTGCCATCCGAGCCAATAAAGGTAGAAGAAACAAGTGCCTGTCCTGCATTGCTTGGATAGGAAAGCCATTCGTTAACAGAACGAAATACCTCATTCTGAATATCACGCAATTCCTTCTTCTTCTTCTCACCCTGCTGCTGATAGAGCTTGGTGATGTAGTCTTGATGAACATAGATGACACGTCCGATGATGTTGCTATTGCGCTTGCGGGTAAGGCGATCATCTACGATGGTGAAGGCATATTCAAAGATACTGCCGGCAAAGATGCTATGCCAGGCTGCCTCTGCATAATAGGGACCGCCATAATCCCTTGGCGACATGATAAATCGGGTAGGGCGCTTCTTTACGCTCACTCTCTTCTGTCTTGCCTCACGCACATATCTCTGAAGGTCTTTTACCGCAGAAGTGGACTGCAAGAACGGAATAGCCGAAACCTTACGGTCTTCTTCCTTGAGGGTATTAGCAGACATGGAGGCATCCATCCATTGATTTGATACATACGCATTGTTGATGCGGTAATTGCTATCTTGCCGTTCCAGTCGGGTAGTAAAGATACTGCGATGTTTCAACCCGATAACCTTTGGGTCCCAGTTGGCAGTATCTACTGGCTTTTTGTCAGCATTCAAGTGACGTTGGTTCAACTGTAATTCTACGAAGCATTGTGACATCAGAGCCATATCGCCAGCCATGTCAAGGTAAGTTTGCGCAAGATCGTTTTCTTCTATAAAATGACGCACCTGCGCATTTGTCTCTTCCCATTTCTTCAAGTCGTCCTTCAACTGCTTCATCTCTTCCGAATCCTCATTACCCTGTGCAGGGTCAGAGAGATTGATGGAGATAGGCTTTTCCTCAGACGTGCTATTTTGTTGTGATTGCTCATTCTGTTGTGCCTGCTCTGCTTGCTGTCGCTCCAGACGAGCCTTTTCTTCTTGCGCTTTCAGTTCGGCTATCTGACCTCGGAGCAATACACCTGCGGTCTCATAAGGGATGTACTTTTCCGTGATGTTCCCGCCTACATACTGAGTGTAGTGGTATTTAGGCTGCGGACCACGACCTACCAAGATTTTCTTGATAAAATCAAATCCGGCTGCGGTAAATGGAGACATACGGGTAAGCAGCCATACGATATTAGGCTTTCTGTTTCCAAATCCCCATTCCATAAAACCAAGGCCAGGAGTACCTACGTCATTCGGCTTATTGAAGCTTTCGCCTCCGCTTGATGCAAAGATGGTAGATACCTGTTGTCGAGCCTCGGACCCTCCACCCGAATAACTTGCGCTTGCTCCTGCTTCGCTCAGAAGCATGGAGTGTACGTAATCATTCCATGAGAATGCCTTGTATCCATCATTGTTAGGCGAGATAAAGGCATCAGGGCGCACGGCTACGTAGCCTTCCTGCTTCAGTTCCTCACTACGTTGTTGGTACTGTTGCAAGTTTGTGACTCTGTTCTTTTTTGTCATAGTGCTATTTGTTTTATCTTGAGTATGTGATTGCAGAGGATAAGGCAAGATGGCGACCCACGCACACCTTCCTCTTCTTTCCTCTGTTTGATGGTGTAAAGGTAGGGAAAAATATTATATTCGTAAGGACAAGGGAATATTTAAAAGTAAAAAGGTAAAAGAGTAAAAAAGTAAAAAGAGCATTCCTGCTTTTTAAAGATAAAAGGGTAAAAAATAAGCAGAACAATATCCCGCCAGGCTTTTTTACCTTTTTACTCTTTTACCTTTTTACCTTTTTACTCTTTTACCTTTTTACCTTTCTTAGAACGGTAGGTCACTATTCGGATCATTATAGCCAGGAATTGACGTACAATCCTGCGAACCGTCTGCTGGTGGTACATAGGCGGTAGCGCTGCCGGCTGCGCCGTATGCTTGCTGCGGATATGGCTGCTGAGGGGTAGTAGCCTGCGGCTGATAGAGGCTGGCGATACGCTTATTCATGCGGGTACGTATAGCCTTGAAGAGATGGGTGTTCTCATCATTATAATCCTGATTTACGATGTCAGGGTCTCGCTCCTTGTTGGCTTCCTTTACCTGTTCTACGAGCTTCGGGAAAGCCTTGGCTGCTGCCTTGACGTACTCGACGGAGAATGAGAGCTGCATTTCGTGGGTAGGTACATTGATATTGGTATCACCACGTTCAGCAGCACTCTGGCGAATTTTGTTCTTATATGCCTCATTGAACGGCCAGACGTTGACTCTCAGTTTAGCCTGAGTCTTACTTGCATCATTCTTAGATGTCTCTACTCGAATTTCATTCACATCGAGAGGAATGCAGACGTAAGGACGCTGCTTATTCTTCTCGTCGATACCTACTAAGACCTTAGCTCCATTCAGAGACAAAAGGTCAATGTTTCCATTGTAACTTGCCATAAATCTTCTATTTTTTTTTATTTTTTTTATTATAAGAGCCAAACAGCCCTTTTTGTTTTTACCTTTCAATATCCTTCAAAAGCAGGAATGCTCTTTTTACCTTTTTTACCTTTTTACTTTTTTACATTTAAACGCTCCATTTCCTCATTCTCCTTCGATAGTCTTTCAAGATGTTCAAGAACAAGGGAATAGGATTGATTATTCACCTGGTCTTCCGTCAATCCGGCATACTTCTGCATGGTGGCAGTAGTAGCGGTATAGATTTCAAGTGGAGTACTTGGCTTCTGCTTTTTGAGAGGCTGCACCTTGAATACATGAGGAAAACGCTTACTGAGCATGTGCATCGTTCCCGTCCACCAGAACAAGACAACCTGCCATTGGGTCTCGGGAAAATCTTGGAAATAACAGGCATTCTTGACGCATTGATCCGACTCGTAGTGATAATCGTACTTGACCATTCCGGTATTACTATCCACGTACTGCGTCACACCATTAAAGATGATGGCCAAAAACATGGATTTCGCCTTATCTACGTTCATCACCTGCTGCGCTATCTGCGTTTCGGAAAATGTTCCACGCTCCTTCATCTTGATAAGGGAATTACTCAACTGAGTGTAAGTACCCATCATGTCTGAGGCAAAACGATATTGTGCCCAAGAAAAGCCGTCAAGGTCTTGATGTGGTCCCTGGAAGGTCTTTGCCCTATGCCACCACTTGCGCTTTCGCTCTATGTAGTCATAGGGTAGGAAAGTCAGAAACATTCCACTCTTATTGTCGAGCCAATCCAAGACACCTGCACCCTGCGAAAGATACTCTACCGAGTTCCTGTCATCCGTCTTGGCTTTCGGGTCGAGCCAGTATTTGATTTGCCACAAGTAAAGATGAAAAAGACTATCCTTGTTCTTTTTCTCTCTATACTTCTTGCTATCCTTGCTTAGAAAACAGGTATAATACTGTTCGTCGATAGGCAGCCTCTCGTCGGGGTATTCGATAATTTGCAGATTTGAGAGTGCAAAGAACAGGGCTATCTTGACGTTCTCCATGGAGAAAGGGTGGTAGCGGTCCGCCCGTTCCACCTGTTCTCTCATCACGTCAGCGATGAGTTCAAGTTGTGCTCTGGTACACGCATTCCAATGCTTCGGAAGAGAAAGATTCATATTTTTTAATGAGAAATTAGAAATGAGAAATGAGAGCAAGCCTGCTCTTTTTACCTTTTTACTCTTTTACCTTTAAAACGGTGCCTTCCCCCGTAGTAAGCGAACCATACTTGATAGCATCAAGCCTGCGCAACCAACCTTTCAGAAAGCGCACCTGCGAAGGTCTCTTTTCGACAATTCGCTCATAGAATTGCTTACGGCGAGCCTTCAAGCGATTGAAGAATGCCTGCGGGTCTTGACGGTTTAATGCAGCAAGCGTCTTTTTGCCCACGATGCCATCCGCTTTCAAGCCCAACATAGCCTGGGTAATGGTAATAGAAGGAGTACCGCTGCACCAGATCCAGTCAACGAGAATATTGGCAAGGTTCTGGTTTTTGATTTCGTCTGCACGCCATCGTTTCCAGAAGCAACGGCGCATCACCTCGATGGCATCGGCATCAGAGATGAGCTTCAGATCATCTACATCAATATCGCCATCGCCATCCTTATCGTAGCCCTGCATACGCCAAGTAGCGATGGTCACACCCTTATTCGTTGCGCCACCTCTATCCACAGGATCGTTGACAAACCCTCCCTCGAAAGAAAGGATGAATTTTGCGATAGAATCTATTTTAGCCATAATCTATTTTCTTTTTCTTATTCTGTTGCAAAAATAGGAAAAAGAAAAATATTGGAGGGGACAAAAAATAAAGGAAGCCTCCCTGCGGCTTGGTAGGCGCAAAGGAGGCTTAGAGAAAAAATATATCAACCTTAAAAATGTTATCCTGAACTCTTTTCACTCACTTTCGCTTACATCGTAGCGTGAGCGGACATGTAGTCCCATATCTTAGTACAATCGTCTTCTTCGGGTTGCCAGTCAGCATCCTGGAAATAGAAGAGATAAGCTGCCTTGATGATTTCATCTTCTGTCATATCGCTGCACAGGTCAGCATACATGGCATTGAAGGCAACATACTTATCCCAATCGTTCACCTTGTCACGGAACTTCATGCCCTTGGTGGCATTCGCTATCTGCGATTTAGTCCAATGCGCGCCGGTTCCTACCAACTCACCATTCTCACCTTTCTTGCTGTACACAAGATGGCAGACATCATGGTTGGCCATTTTCTCACTGTAATGACGATCATAGAACACTGCGTGCTGGTGACGGAGGATGCACCAGTACAATTCCGGATTTGTTTCCTCTAAGGAGGCGAGGTCGCAGCTCAACTGTTCCATCGCCTCCATCATCTTCTTCTCGGTAGCCACGCCGTGAGCGCGAGCCTGATCTATCAACTGAATATACTTCATCGTCTTTTACCTTTCCTTTTGTTAGTGGATAGTCATGCGATGGTGAGCGTTAAAGGAGCATCGCACACGAAAGTCTTGCTGCAGGAGCAGCAGGCTACCTTGACAAGACGGTTTTTCACGCTGCCAAGAGATGTGGTAACGTTAGTGATTGCCGTAGCGGAGAAGACAGGGATGGTGAAATCCTGACTTACTACCTGCGAGCGGGTGCAGCAGGAGCCGCAGTTGCAAGGCACGTAACTGATAACACCCTCTACGTGAATCGTTATGAGATATTGCGAAGTACCCACGTTGGCAATGCTCTTTACAGAGAACTGAGGGTTGAAAACCGGAGTCTCATCCACGCATGAAGGAGCACAGAGCTGCTGCGTGATATTTACATCATAATAGGGAGCAGTGGCGGTTGCACCTACTGCAAGCGTAGCCATGATACAGGCTGGAATTGTTCTTTTGTTCATAGTCTTTTCTGTTTTAATAGAGCGACGACTTCACCGCCGCATTAATGTTTCACCTGATAGCCCTGCGCCTTCTCTACCGGAAGGTTCTTCTGGAGAAGGTCGGCAAGTTCGTCAAGATCCTCCTCGTCAAAGGTTATCACACCCTCCAGGATAGAGAGCGGTCCTTTGTAGCGAAGCTGATCTACCACATCGTGTGCCATCTGAGGAATGCTTTCTTCTGGAATGTTCCCAAAATACTTGGCGAGCATCGGCGTGACAAGCGCATTGACCACAGGCTGAATCATCGGTTCTACATCGGCTTGCAGAGAATAGTTGCCGCTCACTAACCCCATGCTGCCGATGGTAGCCTGAAGAGACTGGAGTATAGGCAAGCGCATCAGATTGCCAGCCGCTATCTGAGAGATGGCAGGGCGTGCCCATTCGGACACCACCGCTGCCAGGATTTGCGAGTTCTTGTAATCCATATCGCTTCTTCCTTTTATCCGAAAATTCGGTTACTGATTACAAGCGCATCCGCATCCCATCTGACAAACATTGCCCGATGGAATCATCAGCTTGGTAACACTCGAAAGTGAAGCCACCTGCGATTTCAGCACGTCGATGTTGGCGTTGGCAGCGGCATTGTATGCCATCTGCTGTGCGTTGACCGCCTGCTGTGCATCCTTGTTGGCATCCACCTTGTTTTCGAGCTGACGAATCTTACCATCAAGATACTGAGTAACATCTACCATCTTCTTGTCGGTATAGTTCTCACTCTTCTGGATAGCAAGTTCCGTCTTCAATGTAGAGTTCTCCTGAATAAGGTTGGTCTCACTCTTGGTTACAAAGCGTGCATCCGGATCACTCGGATTGGCAGTCATACCATTGTTGCCTCTACCGAGGTTAAACAAGGATGCACCGCCACCCAGCAAACTGGTAGCCAAACCTGCGATACCAAGTCCAAGGGCGGTATTACCCAATCCCTTGCTGGCAACATCATAGTTGCCATCATTCGTTTTTACCTGCATAGTGATTAAAAAAGTTTTAATTCTTCCAATATTGGAATCACTTGCAAAGATAAGGGGAATCGGGTAAAGAAAAATGGGATTTTTATGAAATATCGTTACTGTAAAATCATAAAGAATTATTTCTAATAGAAAGATAAAAGAAAATTATATGTACCCTTCTGCTTGCTTGATTTTACATGATTTCTTCTAACGATGCAATATAAGGTATTGCTTCTTCCTTGATAATATCAAGAAAAAGTTGAGCGGAGCGTTTCATCGGAACATCTTGCATATAATGGACATTACTCATTAGGTTTTGCTCTAAACATACGATAGGTTTTGCAACGAGGGAAGGGTGGTTCTTTAGGTATAGTTTAGGTGCGAAAGTTATCCACTGCGTTTCCTCTATGACTGCAAGTGCTTCATCCGGATCACTGATCACGCATTTCATATTCAGCTTTTTAAGGTCTCTTTGAATATATTGCTGACAGGTGTCAAACTCCCGTTCACCAACATCAGGCATAATGACAGGAAACCTCAACAAGTCTTCATACGATACCTTACTTTTATTGGCCAAGGGATTTGTGTTTCTCATAATCGCATAGATACGGAAAGGAATACATGGTAAAGTATCGATGCCTTCATGCTTATAAGCGGTATTCATTGTAAAAGCAAGGTCGATGCTATGCGATCGGAGCGAACGGTTCAATATATGAGCCTTGTTGAAATCTGCATTTATTCGCACGTTAGGGTATCTCTTCATAAAAGTAAGAGCGGCCACACGCACGTATGGAGCTATAAAGGAACCTACGCCAATATGCAACTCACCAGTGATACAATTATTAAGAGCGTGAATATGTTCCTTGCAGTCTTCCGTCTGCTTTAGAATTTCTTTCGCGCGAGGTAATAAAGCTTCGCCGCTCTCAGTCAGCATAATATCATGCGAAGTTCGTATCATAAGTTTGCAGCCGAGTTCTTCTTCCAATGCTTTGATATGCTGACTAACTGCCGATTGCGTTACGCAACAATAGGATGCAGCCACACTAAATGAAAGTGTTTCTGCAACATAAACAAATGAACGCAAATGTCTTAACTCCATACTTCTCTTATTTTTTTGTAGGTAATAAATTAAAATTTTACGGCTGCAAAAATAAAGAAAATATTTCGTAAGACATTTGTCTTTGCATTAAAAATACTTATAGCAAGATTACTTTTCTTGTAAAAGCATCGCTTTTACATCATCATACATCGCCATTTCCAATATCTTGCCATCGTAATGACCAACGGCGAGCAACTGCCCGTTTTCCTGGGTAGTCTGTTCCCCGCTCTGTGCATCCGCACGGATAATCATGATGTCAAACTCCCTGATTAAGTTTTTCAATTTGTGAGGGTCGATCATAATCATATCATTGCGGGCTTGCTGACGAATGCGCTGAATGTCGGCTGGAGTCAATATCTTGCCCAACTTCTTATTTGCATCACGCACGGCTTGTGCTTCGATGTCAATACGCTGCTGTTCATTAGCCTCTGCGAGCAACTGGAAATTCTTCCATTGTGCTGTATGTTCCAATATCCGACGAAAACCCTTTTTGCCTTGAGCCAATGCCATGATTGCAAGGGATTCTTCTATCAGGAGAACCTTATCCTTTGCTTGCCAATGGATAAGCCCATAGCGATTAAATTTCTCTACGATAGCAAAAGGCTCTGAGACGTTTTTTACATCCTTCAAAAACTTGCGCTGATTTTTATTCTTTTTTTTAAATGGCCACCACATATTCCAAATACTTAGTTTTACTCTTTTTTATGGTGCAAAGATAATAAATAGGGTAGTAGTGAGAAGGACAAAAAAAGCCCCGACACTTCGCCTTACGTCATGGAAGGCTAAGTATCGGAGCTTTGAATGTATAATGTATAGAGTAAAACAGCCGATTTAAAACTCATCGGATTGTCAGAGGGAGCGATTATTCATCAGTTTTGCCAAGCGTGGAGGTTTCATCATTGATAGACGCTACCTGCTTGCTTCGCTTAGCTGACTGTCGGGAAGCGGAATTGGCTTCGCTCTTGTCAGTTCCGCTTACACTTCCCCCGCTGTGCCTACGCCGGAAAGGAGAGAATCCCAGCCACTTTCAGGTGCGGCAATCTCATAACGGCCATACATTGTCGGACTCAAAGAACCACTCAGTGTGACTGTACGTTCATCCTCTGGTTTTTTGCCCGTGTCTCCTTTAATCTGACCAGAGTCGTACTTGAAGTCGTGCTGCTTGTCGTAAACGATGATTGATTTATCACCATCCTCGATGATATAGCCGCACTTGAGGTTATTGAGACCACGAGCCACATACGCAGAACCAGCGCTTACGCTCTCAAGAACGTAGTCCAAGGTCTGCTTAAAGCCCTTTCGATAGCCCAAGTTCTCCCAGGTATGACCCTGACCGCCATCCTGGCACTCAAACTTGTAGAGACCCTTACCCTTCTTGAAGGATGCAGCAGTCAACGCTGCATAAGTATTCTTGCCTGCCTCTGGCTCAAGAGGGGCAGCAAGGTCACTCTTGATAAAGAGATATACGTTTACGCCAAGACCACCGAAGTTCTCCAAGCACTCATTCTCGGAGAGAATATCCTTGATCTCAGGGCATGTTACATTTTCTGCCATAATTGTATCTTTTTAATGGTTAAGAAAAAAGCGACGGCCACTATATTCCGTCAAGTCAAGCGACCGTCGCCGAGGATTTATGTTAAAGCTTAGTAAGATGTGAATACAAGATTACTCAGCAGCCTTGAAGAAGGCGGTCAAGCCCATGCTCGTACCAGTAGCGATAATCTGAATCTTCTTCTCGGTGCTACCGTTGCTCCAGTGAGAGAACTTATCCTTAGTACCCTCTACGGCTTCGAGAGTGACAATCTGGTTCACGGTTGTCTCAACTGGCTTAGTGTAGGTCTCATCGTTCACCTTCACGCTACCATCTGTAACCTCAGCGCCCTTCTCGTGAGCGAGAGTAACAACAAGGTTAGAGTTGGTGTAGTCACCAGCCACATACTCAGCAGCAGCGAGGGAACCGTCTGACATCGCAAAGGCGTATTTGAACGGATTGCGAGGGCCCAACGCTCCTTGAATTGACTGAATCTGAAACTGTACATCACGCATATCGGTGTCAGTGCCAACCTTAACACCGACATAAGTCTGGTTGCCCAAGGTGTCAACTGCGTAAACGAAGTTCTTAGGAACGGTAACATACATACGATCACCCTCACCGAAGTCCGCAATAGGGCAGAGAGTTACACGAGAGAGACCTGGGAGCTTAAAGTTACTACCGTCTTTGTCGTAGTCAACCTTGAAGTTGCCATGGAACTTGTTAGCATAACCTGCAGCGATGTACTGGGCGGTCTGCTCACTCATGTAAACGAGTGTGTTCTGCTTGCGCAGACGGGCATCCCACTTCATGTGCCATGCCAGGAAGTTGTCGTAAGGGGTAGAGTCGTTGTTGTCAGTAGGCTCTGTAATTGACTCACAAGGAATCAAGTTGCCGTTAGCCTCACTGATAAGACCAGCCTCGATGTCGTGCTTGATACAGGTATGGAAACCATCGTACAATGCCATGGCCTGATCTTTGGCTGGAGTAGTCTCGCCGCCCTTGTCGAGGTCAATATCACCGTTCCACAAACAAGCGGTCAAGTTGTCGGCATAGTTGCGGAGAATAGCAGTAACAGCCTCTGTAGAGAGAGGGTACTGACCCTGTGCATTTGTACCGAAAGGTGTCTCGCAGTACTTATCGATGTTATCGGTATAGTGGTCCCAGGAGAGCTTCACTGTGACCGTACGTTCTCTCAAGAAGCCCACCTCGCTGTTCACCTTGGTGTGAACGTCCTTACGACGGGTAGTGCCGCCCTTACGGAGCAAAATGTGGGTGGTACGCTTGTACTGAACACCGGAGATAACGTCAATGCCCAGACGATCCATTTCCTCTGCGTCTGTGTAGCCAGGACCCATGAGGATTTCCTTGCTCACCTGCTCGGCTACGTGCTGCAAGGCAGTAGTGCCGATAAAATCTTTTGGAAGTGTTGCCATAATAGTAAAGTGATTAATTTATTTTTAATTTCTAATTTCTAATTTGTCATTTCTCATTCAGAACTACTCCTCGCCACGCATAAAGCGCTCGAATGCCTCTTTACGCTCCTTGTTGGTCTTGTAGAGTGAAGGGTCAAACTCACGAAGTTTCGGAGTCTGGACTCCCTCGCCGTTATTCTGAGGAGCGGCACCCTGCTGTGGCTCTTCACCAGGGTTCTCACCGAGAGCCTTAATCTGAGCATCCTTGTCGGCGATAGTCTGGTTGGCGGTTGCAAGAGAATCCTGCGAAGTCTTCAAGTCAGCCTCTGCCTTCTCCTTGCCGGTAGTGAGGTTTTTGATTTCCTCATCCTTCTTGGCGATGGCAGTAGCGTGCTCTGCCTTCAAGTTCTCAAGAGCCTTCTCTGCATCAGCCTGTGCGGTCTTAGCAGCTTCGAGGTTGGCGTTCAGTTCATCAAACTTAGCTTGCAGGGTAGCAAGGTTCTGTTCTGCGGTAGTGGCTTTCTGCTCTGCATCAGCCACCTGCTGCTTATTAGCTTTGAGTGAAGCTTCGAGTGTGTCGAGCAAAGGGGCATTCATGAATGCGCCTTCCTCCTTAACCTCAATCTCGCCTTCCTTCATGCCACAAGCGGCATTGATAAGTGGATAATTTGCCATGTCAATTTTATTTTTGTGATTAGAAGTTTCCTGTTTTGCAGAAGAAGCCTTGTCTGGCTCCAACTGAGGGTCGTGTGCCGGATGGTCGGATGGTTCGTTCAGACTGTTCTTAGTTTCATCTTCATCAGACGACTCTCTGCTGATAGGCTGCGCTACACCATTATAAAGGTCAAAGCAGCGCTTGACGCAAGAGAGGAAGTCACTCTGATCATCCATCAGAATCCCCTTCACGTCTTCGGCATTGAATACCTTGCCGTGCAGATGTTCATCCTTTGCGTTAGGACAGGCTTTCTGGATGTCAGCTCTGAACTCAACACCTAACTCGGCAAGCTCTTTTACCAACTTCTCGCTATCGCCATCATTGGCAACATCACGGAACTCACGGTTCTTGTCGAAACTCTCAGGGTCGTACAACTCGTGATAAGTTTCATCGGTAAACTGGTTTTTGCTGCCATCAGCCTGCGTGTAGAAGGATGCCATCACGCCGATGCAACCGATTTCATCCTTCGGGTGCATGTAGTAACGCTCATCACAGAGAGAAGCGAGATACATACCAGCCGATGCGCACATGCCATCAATGAAGGCAATGACTGGCTGACCTAATGAACGGGCATAATTGATAGCCTGCTCGTAATCGTTCTTTGCCCAAGCCGAACCGCCAGGAGTATTGATAATGAAGATATGACCTCGACAGAGAGGATGATTGGCTGCACGGATCATCATGTTGCGATGGTCGATAGAACCATAAGAACAACCGCCACCATTTCGAGTGATAGGTCCGTCGATGGTAAGTACCGATACAAACGGGAAGTTCTGTCTTTTCTCATCCTCCAAAGACCACTGACCTCTCACCTGCTTGCCATCCTCGGAAATCTGATATTCCTCTGGGTAAAAGATTGAGCCATCGGAGGTTTTCACGGTCACGAAACCGCAGGTAGGTGCCGGGCGTTCATACAAGGTATGGGCATTCAGATTCTGTTCCAATGCCTTGCGGATTCCGTGAACAAAGTCAGGCGAAATCATCCACTTCTTCTCGGTAAGGATTTCATAGAGTCCTTTCATAGTGGAAAATCAAAAGTTTAATTAATATATGTTATGTTATCCTTGAAAACAATTCTTTTTACCAGAATGTCTCATTTGTTCTTGTTGCAAAGGTAATAAATAGGGTAGTAGTGATAAGGACGTAAATCGGCTACACTTCAAGCATAGAAACAAAAAACCCTGCTATCTTCACAGACAGCAGGGGCAAATTCTACATTATAAGAAAATGCAAAACGATCATTTTTTCATGGATATAATTAAAAATATGAGAATTAAACATCTTTTTAAATTCCCATCCCGATAGAGATAGGGATATACTCCGACATCGCCTTACAGGTAGCCGTTACGCTACAAGTCTCGGCTTCGTTCTGATTGGTTCTACTATCAGTAATGGCGAAGGTAGGAGGCAGCGTATAACAGAGATAAAGAGAATCATCCTGCTTACGTAAGACTATATAATAGTCATTTCCGTGCATTTTTTTGATAATTTCGGCTATACGATCCTTGCCTGTTTCGAGATTGGCGGTAATTTCAAAGGAGAAAACGGTGCCAACACCAGCTTCCTGCGAAGTCTGCTTGGCTGTGATGCTTTCTGCCACCACACATTGATCACCCTCTTGCAGTGATAAGTGCAATGCCTCTCCAGCAAAACGACAGTTGTTGATCTGCAAAATGCGCTGCATATTCGGTGGGATAGGGATGGTGCTATCCTGCACCGAATAGAAATAGGCATCAGTGACACCTTCGAGAAATATTTCTTTGCAACTTTCTGGTAAATCCATACGTTCAAGTATTTTAATTTATTTTTTAATATTCTTTAATTATTCGTTTAACACCTATTTAATAATAGAAATTATAACCATTGTATGCCGTCAATATGCGTCATTTTGTCCCTTGTGTCACCAAACTGCATATCGGCACAACTGTAAGACTGATAGTTGATATGTTCTGTCTTAAACCATCTTACGATGATGCGACGGAGATTGTCTTTCTCAGCCTCGCTATTCTCTATGCCATACCTCATCAGATAGCGCTCTAACATGGAACTCCTGGAACGAGCGATGACCTTGCCTTTGGAGGTACAGAAATCGAAGGTACTCAGTGCCCATTCTATCAGGCTGCGCTTGAAGGTATTATTCAGGGCAATACTGAGTTGTCTTATACCCAGCGTATCAAGTGTAAAGGTAGGTTTTACGTGATAGACCGTATCTATCATTTCCACTTCACTGGGCAGGCGGATGCAGAGATAGTCTTCGTTCAATCCCTTAGCAAAATCCTTGCGACCATTGAGTAGCTGCACCTCATTGTAGGTAAGCCATCTGTTTGTATCACGGGCTATCATGACCTTGCCTCCTGCAGGACCCTTGCCCGTGAGCATATTGCACCATTGCTGCTGCGAGAAGCAAGCCGTATCAACATGGCTTTTTCTCGTAGGAGCATTGATGAGCGAGTTGCGCATGATGAAGTATTCGTGTGTGTAGGCATTAAATACCACGGGTTCCTCATGCTGCAAGATATAGTCAGTCTCTCGGTGTCTGAAGAACTGGCACCGGCTCAATGGGAGGCGAAGGTAAATATTCGGCATAATTTCTTATTTATTTATCATAATTGGTGTTAGCATTCAAAACTTGGGTCTATCACTCTCATTCTGGTTATAATCAGATGATGAATCCAGAAACCCACTTCCTTAGCGTTAGGATGAGCCTTGCCAGTCGTTTCACGGAAACGGAGGTCAAGAATATGCTTCCATTCACTGAGATTGTAGGTGTAAGCCACCACGGTGTAGGTATCAAGCGGAAGAATGCCGCGGGCATCCTGCGGTTTCAGTCCAGATTTCAACAATCGACGATAGAGCCAGTCGCTCACCCTGCATCCAGTCTTATACAGGAATTTCTGCCATCGTGTACCCTCGCTCAACCAGAGAGGTCGGGCAATCTGCACACCACCTTTCTTCTCCATATTCACATAGCGGGTACTTTGCTCGCTGATGCAGTTGGGAGAAGTGCGATTCAGTTCACGGCTGGTGCTGATCTGCGTAGTCACTACCATGGTCATGCGAATGAGATAAAGCGCTTCCTTGCACTCATACTTCTGAGCCTTTTGGATGAACTCTTCTTCCTTCACGCTAAATTTAGATAGCATTTCCAGTACATTTCCATGCTCGCAGAGGAACTGCATATTACTACTGATCCATACCTTATGGTCTTTCACCTCATAGCTGATATAAGGCGATGCAGTCAGGAATGCCCAGATATAACGAGGCAATCTGCTTTCATGTTTAATGAAGAAATAAGCAGATCCATGGCGATACATCGAGCGATGCCCACTCTCCCAGAATCGGTTGGCTAACTTAGTAGCCTGTTCCTCCAGGAAATCCTCTTTCTGTTCATCAGAGAGATTTTCATCAGGCTCTTTTCCCTTACTCTTATAGCAGATTCTGCCTACACTGGCAATCTGTTGCGCAGCGGTCTTCTGTGGCCACCACTCCACATCAGGAATAATCATTTTCATATTGCTTCTTATTTGATGTTTTATATATTAAAAATCTATTACACCATCCCGATACTGCTTGCAGACAAAGGCAAAGATGTTACCTATCTTATACTGTGCCTTGTATCGAGCGATCATCCTCTGGTAAGCTTCCGTACCCTTGTCGCCTTTATGCTGCGGCGCATTGGCTTTGAGCCATGCCGATACAGCCTTGCAGCGAGCGGCAAATGCCTTGCGATGCGCTATCTGCTTCTCGCTCCACGGAACAGACTGCTTCCTGCTTCGATGCACCATGTAAACCGTACCCGTGCGGTGATTGGTTGCCAAATAGAAATCATCGTCTGGATGCAGTTTACCCGATATGCCCGCGATGGGCGAAGGGGTAGTAATTTTTGTCATTTTACCATTATTTTATCTATGCCAAGTTTGTACTCAGTCTGTACTGGAACGATACTGGAACGGTACTGAATGTTCGCTTTTAACTTACTTTACCGCATGGTTCGGAATACTCAACTCCTGCTCTCTGATTTTCTTAGCCACGAAAGCAACGTAGTCAAAAAGATGGGACATCGAATGGTTGTTTGGTATCACGTAGTCATAACTGTTGAAATCAACCTTCACACGATACTTGTCTCTATCGGTACGTTCCTCGGAGATACCACGCTTCTTTAAAGTTTCCGGCTTCGCAGAAACGTAGATGATGGTAATCTGAGCTTCAGGGCAGCACTCCATCAGTTCTATCAATCCTTTCTCGTCAATGACGTAGATAGCTGCATCATTCACCTGTTTCTTCTCCGTCCAATACTCATAGTTGCCGTATCGGGTATAAGCCAGCATTTCGCTTTTGGGAACGTTGCACTCCTTGACAAAATGATGCTCCTTGCCATCAACTTCACCTTCTCGCATCGGACGGGTGGTATAGGAGCATAGCACATTATATCCAAGAATATCAGACAACATAGCTGCCACCGTATCTTTGCCAGCCCCAGACGGGCCAATAATCGTTATCAATTTCATAATCTTATCTTTATATTTTACGAGTTGTCATCGCCAAATGAAAATCTCCATATCTCTCTAACGATGGATATTTCTGCAATACAATATCTCGCAGATTACCACCATCTATATTCACTACATATTTCTTCAGTTCAAAATCGAAGTTACAGGTGAAATCCAAACTAATCTGGCGGATGAACTTTTCACCCCCCCGAATCCGAACATTACATCGAAGAATACTTTTACCCATCGCTGACCTTTCTGGTCAAGCCATGAACCCTTCGGGATTTTTACTTTTCTTTGTACCATAATCGTATTTTTTTTACCTTTCTTTCCATACTTGCTGTAGAATAGCATGATATTCTGCCTCACCAAGGTTTTGCTTGGCGGCATGGATGAGGTAATAGTAGCTCACGGTGTGGCTATTACCCAACTGTCGCCACTTCTGTGCGGTCTGAGTGGAATTATACTTCCGGCTACATGCCGAAAGTTCGTGAAACAGACGTTCCCCATAAGGATGCGCCTTCAATGCCCAACCTGCCTTAGTCCACTCATCATAGCTTTCCGTAATGTTGATATTACGGCTCACTATGGCTTTTACGATGAGTTCGATGATGCGGTCTTGTGTGCGCGGATCTTCCCAGAAGGCTTTATCGCCATAACCGCCATAGGAGGCATTACTCTGCGGTTGCCGATACATCGGTCTTGCCCTCGGTATCACCTGCGGTTCATCTGTCGCCAAACCCTGATAGGGCTGCACATGATCATTAATATATATGTGAGCTTCGTCATCCCATGAGGCAAAACGCACACGTCCGATATTGCCACATTGCTTGTCGAGCACGATGCCCAAGGCTGCATATTCCTTGAGGATAGCCTTGAACTGCTCCTTGTGCCTATCGGGATAAGCCAACCGCACCAACCCGAAATATCCGGTACCCGAACAGGAACGCATCAGCAAACCTATCTCTGGACGGAAGCGAGTCACCATACGGATATTCTCGAAGTTGGTAAGCTGCTGATTGTCCTGAAGGTCGATGTCGATGGCGAGCCATCCAGTATGCCGATAAAGATGTGTTTCACGGCGTGAAACCATTACCCGCTGTCCTGGGTGGGTCAAACTATCATCCTCATAAAGACTGAAGAGACCGCTCAACGTGGCTCCAGGAATCATCTTTTTAGTTTCGATATACTCCGGCATCTTCTTTGCTTTGCTACCAAGTTCCTGCCGCATGGCTCTCAGCTTCTCTACATACGGCTTCCATCTATCCGTCAGACAGAACTCACGGATAGACATCTGCGTGATGCACTCGCCAGTCTCCATATCAATGAAGTCACCATGGGCATCCGTAGCAGACTTGTAGATGGAACATATCTCGTCAAACATACCTTACATATATTATTTATTCATTTTTCGCTGCAAAGATACAAAAATAAATCGAAAATAATATACCTTACCTATATAATATTTGAAATAAGTTATATTTTTAACATTTAATATATAAAAAGTAAAAGAGTAAAAAGGTAAAAGAGTAAAAAGAGCATTCCTGCTCCTTTTGCATTCTTCTGCATTTTTCTGCATTCTAAGGATTCTTTTGCATTCTCTGCTTTTTTTACCTTTTTACTTTTTTACCTTTTGAGACTTTTTGAGACCAAAAACGAAAATTTGGTCTCAAAAGTCTCATTTTGGTCTCATTTTATTTTTGAAGGCTGAAATGTTAAAGTCCCTTAATTGAGAAAAAGGGGATTTTAGTCCCACACCAGTCCCACGATTGTCCCCCTGTTAGCCCACTACGATTTTTCGCTATTTGCTTGTTTTTCAGCGATTTGCTTTATCTTGGTCTCATTTTTATCTAAATTTTTATAAACAGATGTACGCAGGAATGAAAAAATATTTTTGAAATATGTAGAAAATATGTAGAAAATTCTTCATTTTCTCATCAGTTGCCATTTTTCCATATCCTCATAACTCCCTCATTGTCTGATGTTTACGGCAAAGCCGTTAATGCTACTAACTTCTAATTTGAGGTTAGGGGTTTTTGATTTTGGGAAGAAGAAAAAATACCCGAAAAATTTTATATAGGTAGTCGATTTTCGCGAAAAATGAGACCAAACTACCATTTTGAGACCAAAAAGCCCACTAAATCAGTGAGTTACGGAAAGTCCACAAAATTTTCCCTTTGGTCGCGAAATGGGACCAAGTATAAAATTAGAAATGAGAAATGAAAAATGAGAAATGAAAAAGACCGTTGCGCTTCACAGCGGAACGGTCTTACGATAAACATAAAACAATCGAAAATAAGTACAATCTAATCAATTTTTATCGTATCACTTTAATTTACTTCGTCATTTTATCATTTCTAATTTGTCATTTCTAATTTCTAATTATAATAACTTTCTCATTTAGAACTATTTGTTCTTCATGAATTGATTTGCCTTATTCAGGCTATCATACAACTCACCACGTCCAAACATGTTAATCTTAGCGTTGATAGGCTCATTTAGACGTTGCAGGAGCGCATTCACGGCTTGCAGGAGCGCCGCATTGCTTGCAATGCTTGCGGAAACCAGGTCGCCTGTCGCTGACGTGCCAGACGAAAGATTACCATTGCCTGTTTGCGTGCCTGCTGCAAGAACATCACCCACATTACCATCATCAAATGCCCTTCTTGCTGAGTTTCTTCCTGAATAATTTCGGTCATAGTTCACGAGGGCTTTCAGCAAGCCAGGGTTATTCATCATCATGGCGTGGGTAGTTTCTCGGCCAATGACGATTTCTGGTCCTCTCTCGGCTACGAGAGACGGCTGCCCGTTCACAGTGGTAGCGGTTGGAGATGTAAGCATCTTCACACCCTGCATCTGCTTGCCGTCATCCTCCTTTGCCCAATATACTTCGCCATTATCAGCCACAAATGGCTTCAAGTCTTGAACGTTTCCGGAATCATAGGTAAGCATACCAGTAACAAGCTTGGTGTTGGTGGTATTGGTATTGCTCTTCTTCTTGCCGCCGCTGAAGGCAGAGTTGAGCGCCCACTGGAGTAAGCCCATGAGGGTAGCCATCACACCTGCGGCTGCGATAGGACCAGCGATAGGCCCCAGGAAGTCGAAACACTTACCAATGGCACCAGCAATAGAGAAGGTCATTCCCGCTTGCGTGCGGTCTGCATCCGATTGAATGATTGCCTCGTTGTTTTCCTGCGTTTTATTAAGGTTCTCAGTGAGCGCAGTCTGGGTCATCGCCATACCTGCATTCAAAGCCACCTTTGTACCCTCGGTCTGTTCCTTGTTTCCGGCATCGGTTACATCCGTGATGTTCTGAACACCCTGGGTAGTTACCTTCTCACGATCCTTATTGCCCTTCTTGACCTCTTTACTCAGTTCCTTCTGGTGCTTCTTCTCCTTCTTCAACTGCTCGGCTTTCTCCTTGTCTTCCTTGGATTTACCGCCAGTCTTGAACTCGGTATTCATCACACCACCGATGAAGGAACCAGTGATACCGGCTGCGGCATCAGCAAAGGAAACGCCACCTGCGATAGCGTCGGCGGCGGCTGCACCCGTTTGCGTTGCTGCATCATTGTAGAACGCATTAGCATTGTCTCTGTTGCGATGTTCCCATGCGCGTGGAGCGCCATTGCCTTGTGCTTGCGTATTCTGCTGCTCAGGAGTAGCAGGAGCCGCATAAGGAGGCACAATAGCCGGACTGTTAGGATTGATAGGTGTACCATCAGGATTCCAACCGAGAGCCGGCTGCTGCGGAGGCATCTTCTCAAAGTTAGACTGCGGTTGCGGAGTAAGGTAAGCTGCACCCTCATCCACCAGTCGCACATACATCGGGTTCGCCTTTGTGCCGAGATTCGAGAAATCCTCCTTCACGGCATTGGCATCAGCGTTGGCTCTCGCTGCATCAATACCAGGTTGAGCTTTCCTCTTACCACGTTTGGCACCTGCATCATTGATGGCCTTCCACATCTGTGTATTCACATCATTGAGTGCCATATTAGCCCATGACTCAAGCATAGACTTCAGAGCATTCTTGATAGCTTCCTGCGCGCTGCTTACGTCGTTGCGCATTTCAGCAAATGCCTTGCCTACTTCCGAACCGAAGGTTTCGATAGGCTGCACGAGCTGCTGCATCTGTGAGAGGCGGTTCTTCATCGCCGTTGCCATCTGGTTGGCATAGGCAAGTTCTGCCTCCTGACGTGCTCTTTCTGCCTCGTCGATAAGTTGCTGATTTCTCGAATTTTTGAAAACGAAAGCATAATAATCTTCCGCCATCTGCATCTTCATCTTCATCAGCTCCACCTCTGGGTCGGCGGTGAGATCACCCAGTCCAAGGTTCGACCACATATTAGTACGCTTACCGAAGAGGCTACTCTCCTGCTGCATCTTGCGAAGAGCTTCCTGGTTGGCAAGATTGCGCTGGTTACGTTTCCACATGAAATCAGAGATTTTCTTTGCTTCATCGTAATGCTTCTTTTCTGCCGCAGTATATTCATCGGAATACTGAATAAGTTTCTGATAGAACAGTTTTACATCCTCCTCCGTATCAGTCAAGAGCGCAAGAAAGACGGAAGGTGTATTTTCGTAATCCTCACCAAAGAGGAATTTCAGCAAGCTATCTTTCTTTCCTTCGGTAGCAAAGACATCAGCAAGCTGCGTTCTTGCCTTTTCAAGAACCTTGATAACATCGTTTTTATCCTTCTGAAGTGAATCGAGAGATACATCCGCAAAGCGAGAACTAATCAGACCGAGGAAAGAATTTTCCTGCACCACTTTGGTGTAATCATGCTCCAGCAGTTCTTTACGGCGCTGCTCCATGCGCTTCTGTATCACATTAGCACTATCATTCTCTTTCTTAGAAGCATCGAGCCATTGACGGTCGAGGTATGCCCTATCCCGCTCATCGGATTTATAGCCAACAACCTTACCCTTCTTGATTTTAGGTAATTGCTTTAAAAGGTCAGCACGGAGTTTTGATACATTGTAGGCGTTAATCTGCCCTAACAAGGTGCGAGACTGAGACTGGCCAAACTCATCGTCCTTCTCCTTGCGGTCTTTATCCATTGTAACCTTAAAATCATCCCATGTTTTCTTACCGAGAACGATGGATTGCTTTGCAGCAGCAAGTGCCGACCGCAATCTTATATCAATATCGTTGACAACCTGGTCTTGAATCTCCTTTTCTATACCATTCTTCGTCATCTCCTCTACCATCGCCGTCTTCTGGCGCTCGTAGAAGTTCTTGATTTTGGTAATAAACTCAGAGATATTGTTGCGGGCATCATCTTCAGGAGTTGTAGCAGAGCCATGGCCACCTTTACCGCCCTTTCCGGTTTCATCAATATGTTGTGGGGTTCCCGTCTCTTTACCAGTTGCCACATCCAATTCCGCGCCGAATTTATCTCTTAACGCGTTTTCCTGCGCAACAACATCATCCAATCGGCGTTGAGCCTTGTCACGAGCACTCTTTGCCGCAGCTCGCTGTCCGGCTTGACCGATAGCACCTTGAACCTGAGAAGGCATCATGGCACCACCGGAAGTCTGAATATGGGAACCGGTAGGTGTCTGCACCTTCGAATTGGCATAAGCATCTTCTTTTTTCTGCAAATCAAGAATTGCATCTACCTTCTGCCGACCCAACTCTGCCAGCTTTGAACGAGCACCTTCAAGTTCGTAATACTTCTGCAAGCGAGTAAAGTTTGCATCCCATGCCCTAGTATTTTCCTTGACTGCACCGGTTTCAGTATTAATCTTTGCGTTGAGTCCAGGAATAGCACTATTCAACTGATTCATTGCATCGATTCGCAACTTCATAGAGGCAGAAGTATCTTTCATTACGTTATGAAGACGAGTCAGTTGCTCCTGCTCCTCCATTGCCTTACGCTTACCTTCCTCCTGCACTTCGTTCAGTACACGCTGACCGGCTGAAGCCTGATTCAGAGAAGACGTATATTCAGCCAACTTTACGACAAGAATACCTAGCAAGCCGATTATACCACCGAAGACACCAGCCTGTTTTACTAATGACAGCTTATTAAAAGTTGAAACCATCTTAGCCCAAACCACGCTCAGTGAGGCCGAAGCAGAACTCAACTTCTGAGCATAATCAAGTACGTATGCAAACGCACCCGCCAAACCTGCCATACTGAGCATAGAAATGAGCGTAGGAAGGATGTTCAGCAGCATTTTGACAGAAGCAAAGATAAGTCCGATGGCTAATTTAACCTCTGTCATAAAACCGAGGCTGCTAGTCAACTCCTTAGTTAACTCAAACCACGCCTTGGCTATATCGTGAACGGGACCTGCCGCTGCGCTGGATGAAACAAACTGTTTCTCCCAAAGGTTATTGGCACGCTCCATATAAGCCATAGCGGTTTCCTGCTGCATATTATACTCTACCGTTACAGCCGTACCGTCATTAAAGGCTTTATTTGATTCCTCAACAGCTTTTGTAAGCATACCATTCTTGGAAGCCATAGTTACCATGGTTTTTACCAGACGAGCACCATCAGAACCTAAATCCTTAAACAATCCGTCGAGAGCAAAGACATTCTTGGTTTCACCCATTTTTCTAAAGATAGTAAGAATAGCGTCCATACCTCTTCCGCTCTCGATCATCTTCTTCAAACTTCCGGTAGCAATACCCAGGGATTTTTCAATAGGGCTTGTGCCTTTTCGTAACTCAGTTACCAGTTTACCGAAAGCGGTTGCTGCCACTTCTGGCTCCAATGCCATACTATCTACCGCGGAACCAAGAGCGAGAATATCAGGCGTGGTAAGGGCAGCCTGTTCGCCAAGGGCAAGCATACGGTTTGAGAAATCCACAATCTTATCGCTGGAAGCAGTGGAAGTAGCAGCCAGACGGAAGATTGCGGAACCGGTCTTCAGCATGGCTTTTTCTACACCATACTTGTCAACCAATCCCATCACCTCAGTAATCTTCGCCAAAGACGTGAGCGCTTCCTCACCCAAATCTTCTTTAAGTGCCACATTTACCTGGTCGGCAGCACGGACGAAGCCAGCGAGTGCCATAGTTCCTCCCTGCGTCTGAATACCCAACTTGGCACCAGCATAAGCGATTCGATTTAACTCTTCAAGACTGGTACGGGTATCAATTTTCGCCAACTCACGAGAAAGATTTGCTATTTCATCCGTAGTAGAAAGCGCAACTTTGCGAATATCCGTCAACTGATCCATAAACTTCATGTTCAGACGGAATAAATCAACAAAGTAAGTCTTTACCTGGTTAAATACCGCAAACATACCTACGTATGCCGTAAGGTTCTTCAAAGCCGTATGCCATGCACCACTCTGCTTATTGGCTGCACCCGTTGCATCATCAATAACCTTTTTGAGGTTCTTCAGCTCCTTCTGTCTGTTTGCAAATGTCTCGCTCTTGGTGTTGACAAAGTTCAGTTCCTCCTCAAGTTGCTTATAAGCCTGTCTCAGCTCATTGATATTTGCCTTGCCAGTCTTACTGCGGGCAACAATATCATTGATTTGCGCTTGCGAAAGACGGGTACCTTTCATAGTTTGTTCCAACTGGGCATATTGCCTGCGTAAATCAGATACAGCCTTACTTCCAGCAGGGAGTTGTTGAATTTTCTGCTGAATAGCGTCCATGGTGCGCTTAATGTCCTCGCCCGAAGCCTTGCTAGGGTTAGATAATACCTGACGCATTTTCTGCCAACCGATGGCTGCTTTCTGGGCTTTCCCAGATACTGCATCAAGGCGTTCTTCAATCTTGGCAAGGGCATCGTTATAGGCTTTAATCTGAGCGGTATCAGATGTATCTACATTATCCCTCGCCTGAGTAATAGAAGTCTTAGCACGGCGCAAATCGGATGCCGTAGCGTTTTTATTACCAACGGTTCTCATAGCTTCACCGGCACTCATTTTGCCTTTACGCCTATCCTCTTCTGCCTCCAGTTGCTTTAAAATATCAAGATTAAACTGATAGCCGGAAGATGTTTTCTTTAAAGAAGAAACAAGTTCTCTCTGCTGAGTAAGAGCCTTACTGAGCCATTGGTCGGATTGCTCATCAACATTTTTTAAATTTTCCTTAATCTTCACGTATTTTCCTTCCAGCAGACGTATCTGGTCGCCCACCGTCTTCATCATCGCGCGGATGGAATTAGCCTGCTCCAGTTCTGCCTCTGACAAGCCTTCGAGCTGGCGCTTGCCATCGCCCAACGCGCGACGCAGGTTGCGAAGAGAAGTATTACTAAGCTGGTTTACCACGCTCTGCAAACGCTCATTGGCCGAAATATCCTTAATCTGCGCAGAAGCCAGCAAATCATACTGCTTCTTCAGATCCTTGATGGTGGCGTCGAGAGCCTTATACGGGTCGGTATTCGGCTTCATGGTTTTCAGTTTCGCCTGAGCCGCATCTATCTGGTCGGATATACCCGCTGCTGCCTCCTGCAACTGCTTCAATACCTGGAGCGGTTGCTGGCCATTGAGCGTGATGATAGCCTCTGTTTTATTCTTTGCCATTGCTTTTTATTTTTAATGTTTATTTTTGGGGGATATGAGACCGGCGATGGAATCGCCGGGAACGGGGGCGAGATGGGTTAATCGCCTTTGCCTTCCAGGGCGTTCATTATCTGTAACAAGCCTTGATAGCCGTAGTAATCGGCAAGATGGTTTTCGTATCTCGTTTTCAACCTGCGGACGGTTCGCATGATGGCAGGACGGTGAGATTTACCTGCCCTTCTATCCCACTTGCCGATATAGCGGGTTTTGAACTTGGCTTTCTTCGAGCGGTCCACCTTATCGGCAGTGATATGGGCTGCAGGGTCACGAGGATCACCCGTCAAACCTACACCAATATCCACATAGCGGAGATAATCGTTATAGCGGATTCCTACCATCAGATTACCCGTCTTTTCATCAGCCTGATATACCGTACCCTCAAAGGATTTCTTACCTTCACCCGTAGAATACCACATGCCGTGTTCCTCGCGGTATTTGTTTACCTTCTCGTAGCCACGATATACTTCTACCGGATAAATCTTCTGGGTATTGAAGTTAACTTCTATATCAAGAAGAGCTTGTTTCAGATATACACCTGCCACCTCTTTCAGAGGTGCAAAAGGCGACTTGATAGGTTGGGTTCTGATAGGCATGGCTTATCCCTCCTTTCCGTCTTCTGTCGATGCAGGAATGATATATTTCTGCTCCTTCCCGCATTGGAAGTTATATAGCGGACGGATAGTCTGCCAATAACAATCAGCGAGGAGCCAGCTCGGACCACGGAAAAGAGGGTTTACACCATAGGCGAAACTCTCTATATCAATGGATGATAACTCGATACCCAACTTAGGCTCTTCCGTCTTGAAGTTTCTGCCCGTTATAGGACAAATACCTGTGCGGCGAAGCTGAGTGAGATAGGAAGCAAGGTCTTCGCAATACTCCATCAGATCATCCGATGCAGCCTGCAATTTGCTGCCATCATATCTGCCCAATGTAGCAGAGGAATCTTTCAGTCGGGTAAGGAAGCAGACCTGATAGGTAATCAGGGCTTGCTTATCCGATTTCAACTCTCCGGAGTTCACTACACGATAGAGCATACAGGGAGAGTGAATGATATTGGCGTTGCGGGAAAAGATATTTTCCTCGTCAATATCACGAATGCGGAAGAAACTCTGTTCTTCCAGCTTCTTGCTTGTCGGGTCATGGGATAAGGACTTGTATATCGTAGCCCAGTGTTCCAAAACATTTGATATTGTCATAATTCAAAGAGATTTTAACACATTATTAACTGATAGCGTACAGAAATTAAGAGATATTGGCACATTACATGCCCATTACCGGGACTGTAGGATCCTGCGGCATCCAGTCGTCATTATCATCTTCTTTCTTCTTGTCATCTTCCGGAGCAGCCTCTTTCTCGCTGTCCTCCTCTTCTTCCTTCATCAAGTCTTTCAGCTTCACATTGAAGTGCCTTTCGGTTTTATCGGCTACAATCTTCTGCATTACTCTTGCCCAGGGTGCCCCATTGCATGTGCTCTCGTTTTCGAGAATACTCACGAGCTGCACGCCACAATAGATAGCGGCAAGATAGTTAGCGAGATGGAGAGGGTTCTGGAAATCGAGTATCACGGTATCTACCATCGTGGCCAAGAATATCGCAAGGATGAGGACGGAGAAATCTTTCACCATCTTTGCCATTTTCTTCGATTTCAGTTTCCCGTCGATTTTGCATCGAGGGTCTTTCTTGATTGCCTCCCGATAGCGGGAATAGATGCGGCAGTTGCAGCGCCATGCCGTATAGCAGTCGCAGATAAGGGCGAAGAAGCATACGGCGATGTAGTTAAGGGATGGTTCCAGTGTACACCACAACAAGCCAATGATGGCTGCAAGAAACCTGGTAAGAGTTGGAATTAAACTTTGCATTTCTTTTTTCTTTTTAGTGTTAACCTATGTTTTTTATTCAAGGCAAAGGTAGCGGTTTTTTATTGAGAGATAGGGACAAAGAAAATTCTTGTCCCAATCGATTAGGGGAGATTTCGTAATTTTGTGGGCAGATAAAGAAATTAAAAAGGCGCAAAATGATTAATGAGCAATTACAGAAAAAGATAGATCAGTCTATCCGCCTCCTGCAAAGCGTACAGAAAAGGTACGATGGAGAGATAGAACTGGCTTATTCGGGCGGCAAGGATAGCGACGTGATCCTGCAGCTTGCAAAAGAAGCTGGTATCAGATACAAGGCGATATACAAGAATACCACTATCGACCCACCGGGCACTATCGCCCACGTGAAGGAGATGGGTGTGGAAATTCTCAGACCGAAAGAGAATTTCTTTCAGCTTATCGCCAAGAAGGGATTCCCATCTCGCTTTTCCCGTTTCTGCTGTGAGGCTCTGAAAGAATATAAGGTGCTCGATAAAACCGTTATCGGTGTGCGCAAAGCGGAAAGCAGAGCGAGAAAGGAAAGATATAACGAGCCTACCGAGTGCCGATATTTTGGTGCAAAGAAAGAAGAGAACCATGTGGAGCAGATTTATCCTATCTTAGAGTGGACTGATGAGGACGTAAGGGATTTCATTCTTGATAGAGGCTTGAAGCTGGCTCAACTCTACTATGATACGGGGGGGCAAATCGACGTTACCCGAAGACTCGGCTGCATGTGCTGCCCCCTTGCTTCAAGACGCAAGCGCCTTATCGAGTTTCAGAAGCATCCCCGCATAGCGAAGGCTTACCTGCGTGCCGGACAGAAGTACTTAAATACGCATCCTAACTGCACGGCGTTGAAACGCTACGATAGCGTATATGAATGGTTCACACGTGATGTATTCTATTCTAATAATAAGGAGTGGGATAAGGTGAACGGACCGCTATTCGGTAAGCCCGATTACAAGAAGTTCCTGGAAGGACAGTTTGGTATTGATTTAACATTGTAACATATAACATTTTAAATAATGAGTCAACTTACGCAGAATACCCTGCAAAGGATAGACAAGTGGCTGGGCAATGGACTGAGCATTGACACGATGTTTCCGAAACTGGAACAGAAATACCGAATGCAGCTCTGCTACGAGTTCTATAAACGCTGGGTGCAAAACAACGATATAGACCCAAAGACTACCTGCCGCAACATAGCCAGACGCGACTATGCTCTGTTTGTGGAACAGGCGGGCAGAGGGGTGAAGGAAGCGCAGGAGATGGTGATGGCGCTGCATATTGATATTGACGAAGAAGGCAATATCAGACCTCGTACCATTACCGAGCTGACAAACGATGTGGCGGTCTGTAATCACATCATCCGCTTCTTTATGACCGACGAGAGTCCACGTCACAAGGCGATGTATCTCAATTCTGCTGAGTGGCTTATCCGTACAGGCAAGCAGCAGAACAACGACCGTGCGGTGGATAAGGGTATGCAGGCGTTGGCTAACGTTTATGGCAACTTCCTGGAAGAGAAGGATGCCACTGAGGAAATGCCGGATATGAGCCGCATTGCCATTACGCAGGATGTGAGCATCGTGAAGCGCGATAGGGTGAACTATACTGACGAGTACAAGAAGAAAATGGCTCGCAAGTATGGTCTTACGGCGAAGGATATGCAGGATATTGCCGAAGAGGAAAGTCTGCAGGAGCATAACGAAAAAGTACCTGACTATATGGAGTATATGGAAGAGGTGCTGGATGATCATGCTGAGAAGAAGGAAGCCGAAATGGATATTCCGGAAGAGGAAAGTGATACCGAAAAGGAAGGAGGTGATGATGAGTAAGCGTAAAGGTGATCATCATTATCACAATAAGGTTCCTCCCTTTACACCGGACCCCGAACATTACACCCGAAAACAGCATACCTGGAAGGCGAAGGTGGCATACGAAACAGAGGATGCTGCCTGGGAGTTTCTGAACCAAAGACCGGAACTGAAGGCGCAAGGGTATGTGGCGTATCAGTGCAAGACTTGTCAGAAATGGCATGTGGGGAGAGTAAGGGAGAAATGAGAAATTAGAAATTATATCAAAATATGGCAAAAGACTGGGTAGGCGGCAATGCTGCCGTATTTAAGACATTGGGTGCAAGTAATCATAAAAATGGTGAGCGCCAGAAAGAAGACTACTATGCCACGGAGCCTGCTGCCACCGAATGGCTATGCAAGATAGAACAATTTTCGGGGGGGTAATTTTAGAACCCTCATGCGGTGAAGGGCATATTAGCGAAGTACTGAAGGCTCACGGCTACGATGTGGTTAGCCGCGACTTGATAGATAGAGGTTATGGCGATGTTGCCGATTTTCTATCTATTGATAATCTAAAATGGGACGGGGATATTGTTACCAACCCACCCTACAGATACGCCTTAGAGTTTGTGGAAAAGGCTTTGCAGATTATTCCGGAAGGAAGAAAGGTTGCTATGTTCCTGAAACTTACTTTTCTTGAAGGGAAAGGAAGACGCAGGTTATTTCAAACGCAGCCACCATGCAGGGTATGGGTAAGCAGTTCACGACTGAAATGTGCTGCCAATGGCGATTTCGATGCAATGGCTGGCAGCGCACAAGCCTATGCCTGGTTTATCTGGGAAAAAGGATATAAAGGAGAAACTATTCTAAAATGGTTTAATTGATAAAAATAGAGTTATAGAGGATGGAATTAAATAAGATATATAATGAGGATTGTCTGATAGGAATGAAAAAGATTCCGGACGCAAGCGTGGATTGCATTATCTGCGATTTGCCTTATGGCGTTCTCAATAAACAGAGTGAAGCCGGTGGCTGGGATAGTATCATCCCGCTTGAGCCATTATGGAAAGAATATCTGCGCATAACAAAACCCAATGCAGCGATTGTTCTTTTCTGCCAAGGTATGTTTACCGCACAACTTATGATGTCGCAGCCGAAACTCTGGAAATATAATCTTATTTGGAGCAAACAGCGGGCAACAGGCTTTCTGAATGCCAATAAAATGCCTCTGCGCTCACATGAGGATATTGCAGTATTCTATCGGAAACAACCTATCTACAATCCTCAAATGGTAAAATGCGCGCCACATCAGAGAAACCACGATCGTGGTAACGGACCGCATCAGAGGAAAATGGGTTGTTATGGTAATCACAACGAGGTTCCTACCAATATGGGTGATGAAAAGTTTCCGAGAAGTGTTATCTGCTTTGACAAGGAACATTCTGCCGATACCTTCCACCCCACTCAAAAGCCAGTCGCTCTTATTCGGTATCTCATCCGCACCTACTCCAACGAGGGCGACACTATCTTAGACAACTGCATGGGCAGCGGTACTACTGCTATCGCAGCCATCCGCGAAAAGCGCAACTTCATCGGCTTTGAACTGAACAAAGAATATTACGACAAGGCTTGCAAACGCATCAAGTTAGAAATGATGCAGCCTTCTCTGTTTTAAGATCAACATACTTTCAGGATAACAAAACTTACTATTATGCAGCAACCACATCAGATATATTTAAACAGATTCCAGCAAGAACTCTTTTATATGGGAGCAAAAGACGAAATCGTCATAGCTGGACGACGTACCGGTAAAACAGACGGATTGGTAGCGCCACGCGTATGGGCGGTATCAAACTCTATGCCCGGCATGTTGGGAGCTTGGCTTGCTATTTCAAGACAGCAAGCATTTTCTAAAACTATTCCTGGTACCATGGCAGCCATGGAACGAATGTTTGGCTTCACAATAGGTATTCACATGGGATGGGGAAGGCCACCGAAACATGCCCGCCCTGCCATTTTTAAGCCAAAAAATTATGATAATATTATATGGTTCGCCAACGGCGCACAATGGGCTTCCATATCCCTTGCACAAACTGCATCAGCAAACTCTTATACGTTTTCACACGCCATTTTGGATGAAGGTAGATTTGCAAACAAAAAGAAAATCGACGAGGAGTTTATGCCTTCTCTATCAGGACAGACTCATCCATTAGGCAATATAGAGTTTTCTGAATATAACCCTTACTATAGAGGTAGGCTTTTCGTTTCCGATGCTGCTCTGACCGCAAAAGGCAGTTGGCTGGAAAGAGAAGATGAGAAGTTAGACATAGTGATAGAGAACGGACTTTTTAAAGGTAAAACCTACCGATGGGTGCAGGAGCAGTTGGAAGAATATGCTAATAAAGTTATCTTTTACAATGACCTCCTCTATAATGCCCAAAAATCAAGACACACACCCCATGTGGTTCCTGCGGAAGTAAGAACGATGATTCGTGCAATAGCATTGAAAATGCTGAAGCATGAGGGCATGTTTCGTATTCTACCTAAACACGGAAATCATCTTACCAAAAACATGGTAGATATGGCGGTAAACTACAAACTGGTTACTGCAGAAGATGCCGAACTCATCTATGATTACGAATATCTGATTACGCCAGAAGAGGATTTCGAGATGCAGATGTTTTTACGTTCTAAGAAATTCCAAGATAAATATCTGAGAGAATTGAGGCGTTCAGCTTTCGTAGTACGCAGGGCATCTACTCTCGAGAATGTGGACATTCTCGGTGAGGATTACATCAGGCAGTTAAAGCGAGATCTCCCTGCCTATACCTTCGCCGTTTCAATATTGAACATCAAAATCAAGAAATCAAATGACGGTTTTTACTCTAACCTGGATATAGATAGGGTACACGGTTATATCCCCGACAACGAGATAGATCCGCTCTCAGTGGCGAAGTGGGAAACAAAAAAGGCTACGGGCATCATCGGCGGCAAAAAGATTACGTCAGAAAGCTATCAACCGGACTTGAAAGAGCTGTCCGAGAGAAACGACTGCCGTATGGATAGCGACTGCATAAACGACCTTCCTCTTTATCTCGCATTTGACTATAACGCCAACATCAATACGTTGGTGGTAGGTCAGGTATATCAACGTGACGGAGTAGAGGCAGTGAATGTTATCAAGAGCTTCTATGTGAAGAACGAGCGCAAGCTGAGGGAGTTGGTAGATGATTTCTCTCGCTATTATGCGCCCAAGAGAGCCGTAAACCGTGATGTGGTTTACTTCTACGATTCTACGGCAAAACAGGGTGCATCGTATGCGCTGACTGATGAGCGATTCTATCAGGCAGTGATTAAAGAGTTGGAGCGCAATGGTTGGAATGTGACGGCAATAGATATGGGTGTGCCGGAGAATCATGAGGTGAAGCACCGCATCATCAATAATGGTCTTGCTGGCATAGAATATCCTGCCATCCGCATCAATCAGCTTAACAATCCCGACCTGATTATTGCCCTGCAGCTTTGTGAGGTAAGTATCGGCTATCAGGGATTCCGAAAGGATAAGAGTCAGGAAAAGAAGCCGGAAACGGAAGAAAATCTGCCGTTGCAGCAAAGAACTGACTTTACCGATGCCTTTGACTCTCTATATTTAGGATGCAAATTCTGGCGAGGCAATATCGGCTGGTTCGTGCTGCCGGACGGAAGGAACGTTTAAGAAGGTAAAAAACGAAGGGCGGGTGTCATCGCGACAACCGCCCCTCTTCCTCAAAAGTAACGAAATTGGTATTATCTATCTGTATATTTCAATACATGAGAACTTATGAAGAAAAACAAAGATTCCCGCGTTTCACAACGAAGGAGTTTCTTAAATTCTGTTTAACCATAAAATTAAAACTACTATAAATAAAAACATTAAGTAGATATTGAGAAAACACTACAAGACTATTTCTTCTTTTCAGCCTGCTCACTGAGATACTTTTCCCGAAAGTTCCGAAAGATAGTCTCATGCAACTTCATATCTTCCGGACTTAACTTTCTCCACTTCTCGCACCACTTCACCTTTTTGGTACTGTGGGATATGCGATAAACGGAGGAGATAGGGAAACTGGTTAACGTTTGCCCCATTTCAGGATCATCATAACTGACGCTAATCATCGGAACATAAACTTCATAAGTACATGTTCCCAATCCTCCCATCGAAAGGAAACGTTGTCCATTCTCGTCTGGAATTAGCTGAATATCGTCACCACAATATCTATTATTGATAAGTGACTCAAAACTGTGGTTATGCAGTTGAATATACCTTCCATCAGTGAAATAGATTTCCACTACAACTTCTCGATAATTACCACATTCCTGGTCGAGGTTTACAATCTCTTCCCATAGGGTATTATTTTCAAAGTTCATTTTACCGGCAGAGCCTTCCATAAACGAGTAAAACTCATTCATCAGTTGCAGCATCATCTGCTTTTCTGTTTCATTCATATTCTTATTTTCTGTTTGCAAAGTTAATAATTTAATATTAAATGGTGAGGACAAAGGATTTTAAATTTCCTTTACCAGCAACAGCCGATCGTTTTCGTTCAATGCCTTTACATGATAGCCAAGGCGTTTATACCATTCGAGAACGAAAACCTCGGTATCTTTATCGTTCCACTCCAGTTGCACTAATTTGCAGCCAAGTTTCTTGGCTTCCCGCTCTGCGGTCTCCATCAGGAGACGAGCCGTTCCCCGCTTGCGGTATTTCTCATCTACCCAAAGGTTGTAGATAGCGCAATCGGCATACTGGTAATACTCATCCTTGTATGGTCCAGGCTTTGGTATCTCCACCTGTACGGTACCGTGGTTGATTTCATCCGTGATAATAATCTTTTGGGATGACTCCCAATCTTGAATTTGTATCATCATATCTTTTCTATAAATCATAGAGACTACTTGCTAATCACATAAACACCATAGGCAAATCTTCTTTCATTTCTACCTTTAAGCCATGACTATCCATAAGCTGCAGACAAACGGCCTCTGTAAGATTTTGCCAGTCGATATGATCCTTGTCCTCGTCAGTCAATGGAATAGGTAAGGAATCTTTGATCTTCATAAACAGGTCTTGTACTCGCTCCGTCCTCTTACTTAGATAAGCTTTATAATCGAAATACCCAAATGCGAGACCTTCTTGGAAACCATCAGAACTACAATAAGGTTCTCTAACACGCGTCCATCTTAACATAGGGAAATGAGAAGATTCTACTGCCAATAGAGCATGAAAACGCTCCAAAGCTATAGCTTCTGCCTTATCACGATTGAGAGCTTTCAGATAAAATGAAAAACAATCATTTGCACCTTCTCTAAGCGTAAACCTTACCGCATCGAAATATCTATCAGACTTGCATAAATCATTAACAAGAACGCCCTTTACTTTTGAGGATTTACTTATAAAAACATCAATTCCGTACCAGTTTTCCTCTCGAAGCTGCTCCTCGTCATCAATATTATGTCGTTCAATAGCCCTATCATAGGCTTTAGCAGCAAAAGAATTTGCTTTCTCTTTATCAGAAAACACTCCATCGACACGATAGTCGCTATACGGGCCCGATGTTACAACGTAAGCGGTCTTAGGCTTATCAAGAGGAGCTCTGAACAAAGCACTAAGCTGGGTTTTTGAAACTCGATCCAGATTAACGATATACTCTACGTGATATAGTTCGGGATATATTGCAGCGAAATCCTTACTCAGGTTACTGGTAAAGCAAATTAAAGGACTGCCATCCGGCTCGAAATCGGAACGGGTGAATATTCTCGGTCCCGTTTTGGCCATAACAAACAAATTCGGTCTTTCTATATTACCCTTCACGTCCTCAAGATACTTTCCTTTTTCCCCTTCTATCGCCTGGTAAAACTCATCGTCGAGATACATATAACCGAAATAGTCTTCTCGAAATTCCTCTTTGCCTTCTTCAGTCAAGGCTTGCGTCTTGACATCGTAGAATCGGTCTTCATCCAGATAGTTAAACATATCTGCAAAATCTTTCACGATAAAGAGAGAAGTGTCAACACAACAGACGACAAACGGCTTGCTGAAATCAATATCAAAATCCTCATCGGTAATAGGATGCCAAAGGGATTTCACCTTTTCTTGTTTTGTATATAAACTCATAATCTTATTGTTTTTATTTTTTTTTACTTTCAGAAGCAAGAATGCTCTTTTTACTTTTTTCACCTTTTTACTCTTTTACCTTTAAAAATCAGTTGACAATCAAATGAATACGGTCTTCAAAATCCGTAACAATATCTATTGGACGGAAAGAACAGTTAAGGTATTCTTCAGGTACGTCATCTAATGTACTCTGCCATACAGATTCTAAGTGCATATTCGGCATAACTACATCTATACTTACCCGACAATACTTATCGAGAACGGTACCAACAAGATCGCCTATCTTTAATGATGACGGATGCAAACGGCATTCTTCCTTTTTATCTTTTACAGGTGGTATCTTCACTATTTTTGCACCAATAAGATAAGGAGTCACAACGCTCTTATGCTTGGAACAGTCCTCTGTAAAACCATCATATTTGATAGTAAAAGCATTCACCTTTCCTATTAAATCAAGAGGCATAGCCTGAATAACTTCGGCAAGACTGGGCTTGAACAACTCTTTTGCGCCATAGGTATGTTCTGCCTCAAAAGAAAGGAACGTTTGCTTTACTTCCTTCTGATGATCATAATCAAAAGATGGGTCTTTCCAAATGCAAGACTGATGAAAAACATCTACTCTTGGGTATTCCAAAAGCACATATTCATCCAGATTCTTGGGGTTGCGCTTGAAGCAAATAACATTGATACCTTCCGCTATCTTCTGTATCTGCTCATGAGTAAGCTTTATCTTCTCTTTCATATCGCTATTATTTTTACTTTCAGAAGCAAGAATGCTCTTTTTACCTTTTTACTTTTTTACCTTTAAAATTTCTTCTACGTTTATTCTGAAGGTACTGCCCGTAGTCTTTGGGAGAAGGGACTATCAAAAATGATTTATCTGCCATTCTCGAACCTATTGGATGCAAGTAATAAGGATTAATATATTCTGGCAACATACGCTATTTCTTTAATTAAACAATACCGGTAATCTTCTCCACACCCCGCCGTTAGGCTGAAACTCACTTTGCCAATCACGATACTCTACATCGAAACGAACCCCAAGGTCTATGAATTGTTGGAGATTCAAGGTAGAAAGAAACTCGTCATTTTTCTCCTTGCGGTCCATTAAGATAAGCCTGCAGCTTTTCATGGAGGCAAATATATAAAAGAAACAATCCATCGCATTCTTTCCTAACATACCTTGTATAGCCCAACGTTCACGATTGGTTCCTTTAGGTGAGATGTTTACGCCATCAATATCAGTATAAACCTTATTTTTGTTCCATTGTTCTACGTTGTGGTACATAGAATATCCCGAAGTATAAACATAAAGGTTTTCTATGTTTTTATACTGGCCGCGCAGATTTTGCACGAAATCAGCAAAGTATGGAATCTTGAAAGGTTCGCCACCTGTTAGCAACACAGTTTTAGCGTTGTTAAGTTCCTCTACCGTTACAACCGGAACAGAACTTAAAAAGTATTGGTCATTACAACATAACATGCAATGATTATCACAATTTGTATTTACCATCAGATGAATAACGGAATGATCCGCATTCTTTTCATCTTCATATATTCTTGACATACGCTACTTCTCGTTTTCTTTCTGTTGAACATTTTCTTTCTTATCCTCCACATATTTCTTTCCGCAAAAAAGGCAATACTCTGGAAGGATATTAACCTTGTTCCACTTTTCGCAGAAAGAACCATCTCTCTTCTGCTTGTGGAATAAACCATAAATGTTTACCATCGCAATGCCCGATGGGACACCAATGCCCGTATCAAGGCAACCACTCTCGTTGGTCTTCTCCTTGATAAGTTTTTCAACTCTGCTAATACAATCACATGCCATAATCTTTAATATTTTAATTATTCTAATATCTGACAACTAATCTTTTGTGCATCATATAATAATGAAATGGGCGAGGGTCGTTTGGCTCGTCTTGGTGATAACCCATTCCGGTAAGCCACTTATCTGCCCAAGTGTCAGGTCCAGGCTTAATATCCCAATTTACAAACAAAATATGTACGCCGTAACCTTCTGATATAGCCTCTAAGGTTTTTATCATTAGAGAGCCAATGCCTTTCTGCCGATCTTTCTCGCTAACGATGAAGCTATTGATATAGCCACACACTGGGTCCTTCCTTATCGGATTGTAAGCAGGATCAAACTCCATCAAGGCGAAAGCGGTACCAGCCAGATTTGTAAGAGTAAGGATGTTATGTTTCCAAGAACCATCATGGTCGTTGTAACAAGTCATCTCTTTTAGATATGATATAAAGACGAACTCCGGCTCTTTCGCTTCCTCATCAGATAGAATTGCAGTTTTACATTCTGCCTCATGAATAAGATTATCTACAATTCCATCGAGATAATTCTTCTTAGTCTCCTTCAGAAAGGCATTTAATCTCGCAGCCAAGGCTGCACGTTCTTCTTGTTTCATACGCTACTTCTTTTTATCGAATTTATTACCAATAACTTTGAACCTGAATAGCATCAACGCAGGGCATAAAAAGGTCAATAAACGTCCACCACTTACTGTATGTTTAACAATGAAACCTCCTTCTTCTTGACCCCACGAAACCTCATAGATTTCTTCTGTTTCTTTGCAAGGGCTTTGCAGAAGGTCGTGATCCCAAACCTCTTTGCCTTCGCAGTCTTTCAGTCCTGTAAACTGGCAGACAGTAGAAGGGTCAACTCTATGCACTATTGGTACATCAGAAAACTCGTCACTTGGGTAACTTATGCCAACATAACTTGTGCTGTGTACCAAGTCGCCTTTTACCCATTCTCCGTTGTCAAGACGTTTTGCTTTGAACTTTATGTTTCTTATTTCCATAATTTATACCCTTCCTTTTTAAGACACTCTTTGGCTGCATCTACACTGGCAAACTTCATCGGACGACCACAACAGTCTGCTATGTACTTATATTTCTGCCACCAAAACTTCTTATACTTGACGAAGTATTCAATATCGTCACAAAAATGCGGAAGCTTTTCACCGTTGAAATATCTGGGCTGACGAACCACATCAAATCGTACCTTAATCCGCTTTTCATTTCTAAAGTAAAAATACTCAGTTACCTGCTCCATCAACACGATAAGAGATATAACGAATATCGCTAAAAGTACGAGCTGTAAAATTGAACATTGTACAAGTATCATACGCTTATCTATTTAAATCTAATTACGAACATATACTTATCAAGCCACTCTTCAGGGGCACATGCCTTTTTAGGCTTGCCTACAGTAATTTCATCAATCTCTCGCTCGATATACGGCTGATTGTCTTTTGGATAACCGGAAACGAAATGTACGTGAGTGAAAGGCTCCAATACCTTCTGACGATATGCTCTATCTTCCGGACTATCGGAAGCATGGGTACCGCCTTGACAGACGTAGCCGTACATGAATGCTCCCTTCTCACGAGCAATATTGATGTTGTATATCAATTCTATTCTGTTGGGTGCATCTTTTGCTATCAGACGCATTACCCAGTAAACAGAGCATTCTCGATACTCCTCTGTCTTCTCTCCGCTAAGTATCTTCTGATACCACTCATCGGCAAGATGAAGGGTCAATATTTTCTTTTCTGCCATACGCTATTTGAATTTGATGATGAAAACGTCTTTGTTTAACCACCCTTTCCGGCACATACCTTTCTGCGTTTTGCCGATAGAGATACTTTCGATTTTCTTCTCTACTACCTGACGGTCTTCTGCGAGCCCCGCATAGAAGAGGACGTGAGTAAAGGGTTTGTATTCCGGCTTACCTACCACGGTACTATAGCCACCGAACTCATCGAAAAGTACATCTCCGCTTTCGGCTTGCTGATTTACCAGTCGGGAAGTCCAATACTTCGTGATTTCCAGACACTCTACCGTCTTATCACCAGAAACGATTTTCTTGAACCATTTCTTTCCGATGACCAGGGGTAATACTTTCTTTTTTGTCATAGTTTCTCCTCTTTCTCTGAAATATTGACGGGCGTAATCGGGTGCAAAAAACTGCTGGTTTTCTAAGTCTCTATAAAGGAAGGATTTACATGCACAATCTACCGTAAAATTAACGCCATGATTCAGGACAACTTCTATCCTGCGCCGAAACTCATCCATGCCATTCAGATAAGCATCCAAACCGTGAGCGTGAGTTAAGACTCTCGGAACGCGAAAATCCCCTCTACACCATTCGTTGTTGATAACCATGCCTTCATCGAGAGCCTTGCGCAAACGTTCCTGCTCTGCCCAAAGACCGCGATTCCAATAAACCTGTTCTACTGGTACTCCATTTTTATCTCGCCAAAACATTCCGGTCGCCAGGGTTTCAAGAGTGTAAATGCTTTTTCTAAAACTTTCTTTTTCCATATTACTTACTTTTTAAACAGTGATGGAGTCCACTGCGGATTCCGAATAGGATAAGGTAAACGGGCGGCCAACTCCTTATAGAAGAAATTGAAAGGATTACGATATAACTCCGTAAAATCGTTCCGCAGCTCGAATGGCACATGTGGCTGGGTAATGGATAACATAGACTTGCTGAATACAGGCAATACCGTTACTGCTAACATCTGAGCTTCGTAGTGTGCTTCCTTTTCAGCTACCAACGTGAGGGAAAGGATGAAACTGCGAGGCGTTTCCTCGCTCACTGGCTGCCCTACGAAATAATTACCGAAGTCAGAGACTGTACTGTTATCAACCATAGAAACTTTGTGCCACTGGGGATGATTATCGAAATCTTCTTTCTTGCAGATAAAGACTTCTGTACCTAAACCAGCATATTCTTCTGCCGGTTCTTTCTTTAGCTCTTCTTTCTTTTCCATACGTTATTTTCCTTTATAATCTATACCTTTCTTTTTAAGAAACTCTTCGGCTTCTTCTTGGCTGTCAAACATCATTTGATTGCCGAAACTATTTTTCAGGTATCTGTATCTCTGCCACCAATGTTTTTTGTACATGATGAAGTACTTTGCTTTATCCGTAAAACTCGGAAGTCTATTCCCATTAAAGCAACTTGGGAAATATAACGAAATAATTTTTATCTTCATACGCTATTTTATCTTTCGATTACCATAACTATTCTCCTTTGAGTTCGACTGGCTCATCACTCCAAGACAACTCTCTTCCGATAAGTTTCTTGATACTGCCTTTAGGCATTCTTACGAAATCACAGAAAGCGTCATCAGAGCAATCGTCCCATGTGTCTGGTCTCCACACGTCATTACCTCGAAGAGGTTCCTTGTCGGCATAGATATATTCTGCACCATCTTTATCAACTGCTAACCATGCTGCCATAACTATTCCTCCGTTTTCATATAAGGACAAACAACTACCTTTCGATAGTACTTACACTTATCCTTGTATTCACAAATATCACAAAAACAATACATTATACTATTCCTCCTCCTCAACACCAAACGGAAGTCCGTCGGCAAAGGTAAACCTTTTTAAAGCATCATTAAATTTAATGTGTAGTATTGTACCACAGGCACTTCCATAACCGATCAATTTATCTTCTATATAGATAACATGAAAGAAAGCACATTGGCATGTTATCAACCCAAACGGCTGATGCTTCAGCATTTCAGCCATGCACTCTTTTGCATCCTTGAATGGTCTGTACTTTGGCTCTGGCTTAATGCGATATTTATCAGATTCTCCAATAAGCGTTTCAAGGTAAAAACCCTCATCGTCGCCATCAATATCTCTCCATCCGTCCGGAAGATGAAACTGAATGGTCTTACCTTCCTTAATCGCCTCTAAAATCGGAAACAATCTCTGGACTTCTTTTTTGAAAATTCTAATCATACTCAATGCTCTTCTTTTTTTTCTCCCTCTCACAGGAGAGGGTGGTTAGTTGCTCAACACCGTATGCGCCTGGTAGCTTTTTAATAATATCACCGCCATAGGCATTTTGGGTCAATTCGACAAACTCACGGACAGATGTCTTGCCATCAAGAGATAACCCATGGCTTACTACAAAAGTCTCTCTACCCATTCTGCAAGAACCAGTCAGCACATGATGATACGTAAACAAATCTTTGTTGTCGTACTTCACATCATACTCGGGAAACTTCTTCTTGAAGGCTTCAATTCGCTCTTCGCTGGTACTACCATTATATAGCTTCTCTTGAAGGGAGTCAAAGGCATCACGAAGAGTTTCGCCATGAGCAAATTCATTGTTCTCCTTGACAACGTAACAAGGTTTTAGCTGAAAATCTGATTGAACAACGAAACCTTGTGCAACATTGCCTCTGATAGAGGTTAGGATTGTTGGTATATTATCTATACGGTGTACCTCATATCCATTTATCGCTTTAGTATCATAGACTACGTAAGAGGAAAGAACAAATTCAATATTATAGCCGAATCCTGCACAAAAGGCATCACCTTCACCAAGACTCAAGCCAGATCCAGCGCCATCAGGAATATCATAGCCATCGCCATGGGGAAGACCGTCGCCTTCGCCTACACTTTCACCTTTACCATAGCCAGAACAACCGCTAAGAGCGGTTCCTTCACCAGATGCAAAGCCATAACCCACGCGCGAAATAACAGTGTTGGTAGCCAGGAACTCCTTGATCTTATCTTCTAATACTTCCATTCTGTTACCCCTTCGATAGATTTAATCGCCTTTTCGGTGCAAGGAATAATCTCAACGGCATCTAAAATGGTAATGCTATTTACTGCTACCGTGAACTTGCAGGTTTCAGGTTTTTCTGTTCCATCCACCGCCAACTGGGACAAGGATGCAGCTCCGTCCCAATACCAGATACGGCGAGCATTCTTCAGAGTTACCTCATTACCACTATATGCTACAAGCTCACCAAACTCTACTCCACTTCTATCACCACGAATGATGACCTTCTTTCCAATATTACTTTCCATTGTTATTGCTTATTCTATACCCCATAGGGGATGGTTAATACTTGTCTATTTTTCGTCTGAAAGGTCAATACGAACTACACGTTACCACCCATTTGTATTTATATGCTACATTTAATTAATATATTAACTTTCGGCATACTCAGAGTGCATCCTGAATGTCACACCCTGCTACTGCCTTGTATTCTGCCTTGAGGAAAGCAATCTCATCTTTCAGGCGCTTGATTTCCTTAGTAGGCTGATGATCCTCCACACGCTCCTTCCAGTTGCGATAGGCGTAATAGAACTTATTGCACAACTTCAAATCCTCGTCGGTGTACTTATCTGTATGCAGGAGCGAAGCTCGCCTTACCTCGTTCAGCTTGCCAGTCTCCGTAAGCACTATCAATCCGGCATAACTCGGAAGGAGGGGAAGTACTTTGTCACTAAGGTACCATGGTACGCAATAGCAGAAGTAGTTCGGGCGGCGATGCTTTTCATCCCCCGTCTTCAGTAGGTCATGCTTTCGCCACTTCAGCTTGAAATCATTCTTGAAATCAGCGAGTGAAATCTTGCATTCCACTTCATACCAATATCCGCTTCGGGTCTTGATGAGCATATCGCTCTCCCAGTCGAACACATACAGATTTTCTACAATGTACTTAGGGTTCGATTTCCAGCAACGCAAATGCTGCTGAAGGAGCGGCTCTGTTACCTGCTCCTTAGTAAGAAGAGGCGTTTGTTTACGCTTTGTTCCCATCTATCCTTTTCATTTGTCCGTCCTTCAATTCATAACCCACATCTCGGAGTCTTGACTCTAACATCTTGACTTGCGATATGGAAGCTACATATATATCGGCTTTATTAGGATCAGCAAGATTTATATCAGGAATAATTTCATTAGCGAAATTATCTGTTTTCTCGCTACGGCTAACTCTTCTATCCGGATCGCTAACATAAAGCTTTTTTGAATCACCGTCTTCGCTCCAAAAAAAATGAAGCAATATCTTTTTATCTATATACCAGAGGTTAGCCTTTACGCAAGCAAAACTCTGTTTAGTACTCCGAGGGTCTTTGTTTTTCAGAAAATAAATCACACCTTCCTGCATAAGCGCAGGAGGTATAGCAATACTTCCCACGTATTCACTATATTCACAAGGCTTGACACGATATATGCAGTTTTCCGTATCAATATCGTATTCCTCTGGGTTGAAATCTCGCCAATTAGGTTCCTCCAATGGGCGATACTCTACCGGTCTTTCCTCTTTGATGGCTTGCAGCACCTGCAGCAAGCCATCAACATCAAACAAATAAATCTTTTCCATAACTATTTTGCTTTACTTTTCTTGCCTCTTCTGCTGTTGTCATAATCTATGCTTTATGATTCTTACTTATGAATACGGGCGAGTCTTGGGATGAGCTTCACGTAGCTTTTATATTGTGGTTCTACGTGACTGACATCGGGATTCGTATCACGCATAGTATTTATTTCATTCAGAAAGTAAGAACCTGTGTAGTATTGAGTGAAACCTACGTAGAGAACAGAACCTTCGTTATTATAACCAGCAAGATAACCGAAATTTCCTTGCGCCTTACCAGTCGTAATCAGAACTTGACGACCGTGATAGAGATGATAAATCTCCTTAACCGTCAACCCGGAAACATCTTCCCACTGGGAATCAGCAGATGCAGGCATATTCTTCTGTCCTGCCCTCTCTTCGATAGGCTCAACTTTCATTTCGATACGCAATCCTAATTCCTCGTGCTCTCTTTTAATCTTTAGAGCACTAAGCTTTGCCTTTCTCCATCTGTCTGCCCAAGAAAGAAGCCAGAAGCCTACGGAAAAGCCAGTCATTACTACAATGGTTGCCCATAGACAACAATCATATATCTCCTGCGATATAACATAAGGATTGGTGCAGGCATTCTTTAAATTGCCGATACCATAAATAAGGATAACGGCAAGGACTGGTATCAATGCCGCTAACAGGTTGATACCGATAAACTGGGCGTAATATTTTAATTTACTTTTCATCATTTTCTGTTTGCTTTGATTCATAAATCTTTCTTATTTCATCAAGTTTCGCGACACACACATCTCTATCATCACCTTCAAAAGTTTCAGCCTGCTTATACATGCTTTCCTTTACCATGAAACGGCAATCAAGACTACGTGCCATGATTTTAACCAAGACAACGAAACCGGTAAACTCGTTAGGGTCATATCTATCTTTTTTGATAGGCGACTGAACACCGAGGCGTATTTCATTCGTAATCTTGGATGTTTCCTTGATTACTTCCAATGCTATATCGAGGTCCGTTATCGGCTCCAAAGATACGAAAGTCTTAATCTTGTATTCATCATGCAACTTACGCAGGGCTTCGATACGTTCCTTAGTAGAAGGAGCGCCAGGCTCAAACTTATCTTTTCCGGTGATAGTAAAGCCGATGGTGAGGTAACGAAGGAAATCTTCATCCGGACAATAGGTATCAGGTTCCAAAAAAGCTTTCCATTTTCCGTTTCCTAACCAATCTATATTTTTGGTAAGTATTGTAACTGGAATTTGATGATCTAAGAATACAAAAACCATCATTCGCAGCATATCTATATCTGTATCAGGATCAAACGGATCACAAATAAACGAAAAGAAAATTCCTCCGTCTTCACGAATTACATCTTCCCCAATTCTTTTTATATCTTTAGCTACAATATTTAGGGCAACAACAGCAGTCGTATCTCGAATAACTTTTTGCGGAATAGCATCGTGTGCGGTCAGATTATTTTTTTTCATATATCTATTAAGATACTTATCTCTTGCTTTCACGATAGGTGCTGCTAACTCTGGCTTGTCGCCAAAGGCATGACTCAGTACCCCTCTGCGATTATAGCAATAAGTGCAACCATTGGAGCAACCATGATAGAGATTGATTGCCCACTTTGCGTATTCGCCAGCCGCACCCTGCGGCTGGTAAATCAATGTTCCCTTTATAGGAGTCTCTTTCGTTTCTGTTTTCATACGCTACTTCTCTTTTTCTTTCTGTTGAGTCTCTTCTTTCTGATCATCAACATACTTTTTACCGCAGAAAGGGCAATATTCAGGAAGGATGTTAAGCTTTTCCCACTTCTCACGAAAGGTACCATCTTTCTTCTGCTTGTGGAACATTCCGTAAATGTTTACCTTCAAAACACCCGACGGAACACCGATACTTGCATCAAGGCAACCGCTCTCATTGGTCTTTTCCTTGATAATCTTCTCTACTTTGCTAATACAATCACATGACATATTCTTTAATGTTTTTGTTCATTATAACTATTAAATAATATCCTCATACTCTCCTATCGTGATTTCCTTGAAATCAGGATTGGATTTCTCGGCTCGAATACTATCATCGAAGAAGGCAAAGTAACGGTCATTGCAGCAGAAAAGCTGAGTGATAGAAATAGAACCACCTTGATGAGACCCTACACCCAACTCCTTCAATATCTTGAAATGGTCGGTAACAGCTTTGTAAGAGGCAAGCACGGTAGCGATAGCCTTGCCCTGCTTGTATCTCTTATTAGGTGCTACAGCTACATAATAGCCATCCTCCAGCATCTTGCCATCACGTTTCTTCCATACCTTCTTATCCAGCGTTTCATATCGCTCAGATGGTACCCAGATAGCGATTATCTCATACTCTCTCAGCAGACTGCGGTTAGGCTGATAACCTTGCCACTTTTCAAACTCGAAGCCTACGGTTTCATCTACTCTTTTCATGTAAGCCTGATACTCTTTCTCTTCAGCTTCGAGAATACCTTTAATATATTCGCAAGCCTTTGTTCTTTTTTTTGCTTCGTACAACATATCTTCTTCGTTTATTAGTTCTTACTCTTAATCTACGACGGAATAGTAGAGGATGGGGACGAGATGGAGGCGGTGGTGGCGGTGGCGGGATATTTGATGGCTTTATAGGCTCGTGCCCACCTTCAAATACTCCAGAAACCAACAACAGAAAGAATATCGTAAATACCCACAAAATGGTTCCGATTATCTTTTCCTCCAACGATAACTCTAACGTCATTTCTTTCTTCTCCTATTACGTTTATTATGTAAATACTCCAGTTGCTTGAGTTTAAGCTTCAATGCTGCCTTACTCACACCAAAGGCAATACAGATCTTTTCTATATCTTCATCTTCATTAGACTTTAGATTTTCCATATCTACATATTTTAATCTTCGAGTAAAGACTGAGGAATCTTTAGTTCTTCACATCCGCAAAGACGAAGAAAATGCTGCAGGTCGTGAATGCTTATTACCTGCATAACTCCTACTGCCAAATCTACATTACCAGGGACAAAACGCACGATTTGCGCAACCGTAGCCTTGCCCTGTGACTCCTTGATGCAAGTGAAGAAACTCAGACCTTCTTTTACTAACCGCTGATATTCTTCTTCATCTTCATAATGCAGTTCGTAAGCCACTATATAGAAATCGCCATGGAAACGCTTGGCAGAGAACTTATACTGATAGGCAAAACGGAAACCTTTATCCGGCTGTACTATATCGTTGCAAGGAATGAACACCTGCGGATTTTCTTTTAACCATTCATCTGTTATCGGAACGAGACAAAGGTCATCGTATTCTCTGCAAGTCATGTGGCCCGTCTGCGCAAAGGTAATAGTGCAACCACCTTTATCCTGCTGATCGATATAAGCTAACTGATTCCCTTGTGATGGGTCGTCAAGAGATACCGGAGCATAAACATAATCACTCAACTGAAAATCGTGTCGGCTGTATTTTACAGGCTCGGAACTGCTTATCTTTATTTTGTTTGCCATAATTATCCTACCTTTTTTGCGGTTTATTTTTATCTAAAACTCCACCAATATCTTAGGCTCTATTCCACCCCCCCACAGGTATGGCACGCAGGAGCTATGCCTTGTGGACTGAATACCCTACGACAAGACTCAAAGCGCTTATCGAAAGGTGGGGTATCAAGAGAACCTAAGACAATGGTGTGAATATGGTTATTCTTCGGTTGCATCGTCCTTTTTATCGCTATCAGATGATGAACCAGAGTCAGCTTTATTGCTCAAATCCTTAACAAGGAAATGAGCATGGCCATCAGACTCTACTCTTATTTCCTCATACCCCATACGCTTGTACCAGTCTAACACCCAAGACTCGCTTTCTCGATCGTCCCAACGCAATCCGACAGTACGACATCCTGCCATGACGCACAGTGTCTCGGCTTCACGCATCATCTTTTTAGCAAGACCGGTATTTCTTACAATACAATCCACAAAGAGTGCCCAGACGAAAGCGTCGCAATCTTTCCAGAATGGATCATTTTCCTTCTCGTGCTGCTTGGGTATGTCAAGATGTAAGGTACCATAGACATCAAGCATCAGTACTTCAGATATTAAATATCTGCGGACGTGGTACCAATCTTGTATCTGGTATGAAGCTTTGAAGGGAGGTTTGAATCTGGCATTGTTAGTATGTTCACCCTCATCGCCATCCTTGTGCTCCTCAGCTTCGGGTTCCTCTGTATCCATTTGACGGATTTTTGCTCTTGCCCAATCCATCAGCTTAAAGAATGCCCAAAGGGAAGCAACTATGCTCGCAAAAAACCAATACATAGATAACGTATTTGTTGCAAACAGTTTCTGAGATAACTTATCAGGATAATGTGTATTAAAAGATGACATACTTGCGATGTTAAAACACAGCATAAGTATAACCACTGCAAGAATTGGTATCGCTGCAATACCCACTCTTTTCAAAAATCTTACTACTTTCATTTTCTTATTATTTTATTTTTCATTTTTTATCTGTTTATCTATAGCCTCCTGAGCAAGGATTTCTTGCCAATGGGCTTCATGATTATTTCTTGCATTCTGTTCCTCAGTGAGCTGCGGATTGCATGTGCCGAAACAATAGACATCCCATTTCTCATACTCATCCATCTGATATGGAGGCTTAGAGTCTGGAGTGGCAGGAGTATATGCCTTAACGAACTCTTTAGGCGTGAGAGTAACCTTGGTTAATGCAACAGGATCAATGATTTCGTACTTGAAAATACGACTCTTGCCTTTTACTGGAGAGTTGCGAACCGCCTTGACCCAACAGATATTCCCTCGATATTCAGTAGTGAGGTGAGCTATATAGTAAGGTTTCCATTCCCGCTTATCCCTAAAGGCACTACAGATACCCATAGGAGAACATTCATCCCAAGTGACAATATCAGACTGCCAGCAATGATTGTAACCGAGGTCACTGATATGGCCATGCACGCAGAACTTGCACATCCTCATCCTCTCCTGATCATCAGCCGAAGGAGTGGGCTGCATCAGGTTCTGTTTGATATTCGCCATTGTCTTTCTCTTTTGCCATTTTTTCGCTATCCATTTTATCATAGAAAACGGGCGCTTCTCCAGCTACCATGCGTTCCTTATTATATCTGGCGAAGGCGAGACCTATTTTGTCCTGATAGGTCTCATTGATGGTACGGCGCTCTTGCTTAATGCGAGCCATACCGTTAGAGAAGAGATTGAAAGAATTGGTTTTGCGAGTGGCCAACTGGGCGTTGAATACACCAAGGTCAAAAGCCTGCTGCTTCAGGAAAGCCTTTAATGCCTCCTTCTGTTCTTTCATAAAGGCGATTTTTTCTTCCTGTCTTTCATTGCCTTCACGCTGGTACGTGGATTTCAGACTACTTATGTGGTCATAAGTAGCCATCATCTTCTCGTCTCTCTCCTTACGTAAGGGAGATAACACGTCTGATTGAAACTCTTGTAATGTTCTCATTTTAACATAAATCCTTTAATGATTAAACTTATAATTTTGTCGCAGGTAACGAGTGAAACGATAGTCTCGGTATAATAAACTAACGAAAGCCGAAACTACGAAACTGTTTACCTGCGTTATTTTCAATCTTGGAAATCGAGTGATGGAGATTTTGCCTCTACCTCGGCTTTCTTTCTTTCCTTCTCAGCCTTCTTTGCTGCCTTTGCCTTATCAGCAGCTTCGCTAAGAACATTCTTCAGTTCCTCACGAGACAATAGAGGATTGTCCTTCACTATCTCGATGAACTTCTCTCTGCCCAACTTTTTGTAGAGAGGAATAAACTCCTTATCTACCAAGTCAGCAGGTTCACCGGCTGGAATACCGACCTGCATGAGGGTTTTGCCTTCCTTATTGACGACAAAGAACTCTCTTCTCTTTCCTCCTTCACCTGTGACGGTAATACCACCCGAAAATTTCGCCACGCTAAAACAGCTACTCATCCAGGCTTCTTTCGTCAACAATATTGATTTTATTTCTGTCATAAGCCTTTATTTTAATGAGAAATTAGAAATTATCAAATGCAATATTACTGATAATTATTTGTCATTTCTCACTTACCATTTCTCATTTCTCATTTTTCATTTCTCATTATATATTCATTTCTTTGTCTGTACACCCCGAAGTGTCTTGATGTTCTACATATCGCTTACGTTTCAAGCAGTACTGCCCACTAATACATAACCTACCATATAGACATATCCAACAAGGTTTAGCTTTGGTTTTCTCCTTCCCCATTTATCTTCTCACTTATCTTATCATTTATCTTCTCATAATAAGAAACGCTTTTCACATCAAGAAATCAGCCTTAACGTCATCCCTAACGTCATTTCTCATTTGTCATTTCATATACGTAACATATACTTTCGGGTGCAAAGATAATAAAAAACAAGGGAAATAATATACCTTACCTATTTTATTTTCGCATTTAGGTATAAATTTAAGAATTATTATAACTATAATCTATTTTGTACTGAATGTCTCTACAGAAAATAAGTCTTACACCTATATCAAGACACAAAAATCTCCCCAATCCTCACGGACCAGGGAGATAACATGAATTAACAAATACATTATAAGGTTCAATTTTGCTTTTCGCTAAAAGCTCATCACATGAAAAATAATGTTTAATATTCATCTTTTAAATTAAAGAGAACTTTTTTAGAGTTTAAAAACCGTCTTCGTTTCGCAACGATATAATCAACCTAATAACTTTTTAACAAACAATATGAAATCAATATTTTAAACAAAATAACTTAATAACTTAGTGTGTAATGAATCTAATTCCGTCCACTTCTATTACCAAAATGTCGTTTACGATACGGATTTCCTTGCTCTTGACGAACTGGACCATCCGTTGATGACGCAACACATCTACCTTGAGGCAGACACATTCACCTTCATCGACATGCCCTGTCTTGGTCAGAAACTTGATATAGAAGGGTTTTCTTTCAACCTTTCTTGCAGTTTGAGGATGGATATACCCTGTAACAAGTTGGTTGCTACGAGGGTCTATCCATTGCCATTTCTCGCAAAACTGCCGTAAGACAGTGAAGCTTTGAGTATATCTTCCCATAACATTATCTATTAGTATATCAGAAGTTACACCTGCCCAAAATTATAATGATCTGAATGGCTCATCGGCTCATTCTTCTCATCTTGGTAAGGTGGAAACTCTGCCTTCAGGAAACGAGAGAATAACAGGTCTGTCACCTTTCGTTTCTCCTTATTGACATGCTGCCTCTGATACAGAACATCAGGAAAGCAAACATTCTCTACCGGATTTCCCCAAGTCAAATCATTCACCCAGTTGGAAGTATTCGGGAAGAATGACAGGTTGTAAGCAGAAGTTTTAGCGCTCATCTTCTCCAGCATAGGACCAGAAAGCGTGAGGGCTTTATCGTTCTTATAGAGCACCATGTGCGAGGTAAGACTGCTCACATTTCTATTGTTAGCATAGAGGATTTTATCCTTATATTGCTCCAAATAGGTGAACAGTAGATTACTCATGTCCCTCTGTGTAGTGAGTACAAGATGGGTAATCCATCCTCGCTCAAAACACAACTGCAGAAAGACTGCCGTTTCATTTAAGAGAACCGGCATGGAGAGCACCATCACAAGGAAACTCTCCTTGTGACTTGGTGCATCATCCATCAGATAGGCGATTGCGCGAAAGAATTTCTCCATCGTTACGTCGCCATGTGTGTAAAAGGTAAGCATCCTTCTGGGTGCCTCACTTACAGCCTTGGGTAGTTTCTTATCTACACAACAAGGCGGGATAAACAACAAAGTATCATCCATATACACGTCAGTTCAACAACAACAACTTAATATAATAAAAAAACAAATTAGACATTCAAGAGCATCGGCATAAGCAATGATAATTGCTTTGGCGAAGACTCGTTTGGTACAAATATTCCTGCCCGACTTGGATCATTCAACTCTAAGCGAATGGTGTCGCAAGGAATAACGGCTACGCAGTCCAGCAAACTACTTGCCTTAAAACCGATGCGGAAGTCTTCAGGGCAGTTACTGTCCTGAATTAGTACCTGATCATCGGCAAATGTACCGAAATCTATATCTTCAGCATGGACGTTGAGGAACATTCCCTTCTTCTGAAGAGAAATCATATTACTGCTTTCTGACGAGAAAAGCGCCACACGCTTTACCACGCTGATCAGCTCATTTTTACTCATCACAATGCTATAAGGATTGTTACGAGGTATCACTGAGTTGTAGTTAGGATAGCCACCTTCTACCTTCTTGCAGATGAGTTCAATGTCATCCGCTGTAAATCGGATAGCGTTTTCGTTGTCCTCAATATCAATCGTTTCGCAATCATCAAAGACAGAGAATATCTTGAGGTAACTGCTGTGTACCAGAATCTTGCTGGCTTTGCCTTCACGGTAGTAATCGCTGCCACCTGTCTTCGGGTCATTGGTATGAATAACCTTCAATAAAATGTGTCCGGTCGAAGCCACAAATGTAACTTGTGATAAGTCTTCTGCCTCGTCGATGCAGAGACAGTTCATTACAGGACGCAACTCATCATTAGCCACAAACTTACCTGCATGAGATAGCACCTCCTTGAATACTGGCATCGGCAGAGCGATATGAGATATTCCATTTTGGAATGGTTCCACAAGAGGGAACTCTGTTGCATCCTCAAAGTCCATTCTGATCTTACCTTGCTTGGCAGTCTCTCCATTATGGGTGCAGTACTCGATGTTCATGCTGTGTGAGCCTGTCTGCTCCGACAACTCGAAAGTGATCACGCAGTCGCCAGGGAGAGTAGCGAGAAGACGCAGAATGTCATCGAGGTGCAGTATGACATCATCAGTGAAGTTGCCTTCGACAACAGAGAAAGGTGCAGGAACCTTCAACTGAGAATCAGTAGTAGCCGACACAAAGAAAAATTTTCCATTCTTCTGAGTCAGAAGAACGTTTCCCAAAATGGCGATCGCATTCTTAGGGTCAACACACTTCGCAGCCTTCTGCAAGGCTTGACGGAGCAAGAGGGATGATTGCGCTTGTATTTTCATTTTACTTCTATTTATTATATAAATTCAATTTCTTTATTGACGAACTTAATGTATGTATTGAAGAACTGCGTTACCTGTTCGCAAGCTCCGCTACCGGTATAGGTGCATCTACCCGTGCAGTTGGTTCTGGTACCATCCGGATTTTCACAATACTCACCAGGTCCCGTTCCTCCTCGGTGACAAGGGCAGAGATACACGAAGGTATCTACCCACGCTTGGCGATTGGCTACCCTTATGCCTTTCTTCTTTTTTGTTTCTTCTTTCTTTGCCATTTTTTTATCTTTTAAAAAGGTAGGCTACTCTTATCTATTTCATCTACCGTAGCAGCAGCATTGTTGTTGCTATCACTGCCATTTGGTATGGCTTGTCTCCTACCCTGCTTACGAGAGGTGAATGCCTTCCAGCGTTCCTCCTCTTCGGTAGTAAGTGTAACGATGTTGCCATCATCATCACGATAAGGTAATGGGTCGGGACCATCGACATACTCTTTGGCGATACGTTTCAACTCGTCATAGCTTTCAGGGATATGATCCTTGCCACTGCGGAAGAAGAAATAGACGTGCTTACTCGTCTTTACCTTGCGGATATGCTTTGGCTCAACGCTATCATCGTTCTCCCATTCCCGTCCTACGAAGTATTCCTCCGTTATCCAGGCTCGAAGCTTGAAACAACCATGGCGCTTGTTGTCCTCACCTACAAGAAGGTTTTCAGGATTGCAAATGATGTTCATGTTCTTGCAATACTTCCTGATTTTCTTCTTAAAGGTGGCTCGGCTATACTCCTTACTCTTACCCTCACTGGCATCAGCCCAATCTCGCATGAACTCATTGAACATTTCGTCTGCGCAGATAGGTGCTGAATAGACCTCGTTACGGCTGAAGAACCACTCGAAGTAGTTCACCGTATTCTCGGTCAGTTCTCTTACCATCAATCTTCGCTGTACGTTCTTCTGAGGAGCGATAACAAAGGTGTGATAGCGCATGATGAACTGAACGGCAAGGGCGCAGATGTATATCGCCTGATTGCGGTCTCGCTCATTCAACTCTTCTGGGTCTGTCACGAGATTTTTCATCACTTCCTTTGGGGAACGCGCCACCTTATGCTGCATAGGGTTATCACGGCAGAATCTATCAGATAATGATACCAGTGGAAAACGTCCGATGGTACTCTCATCGTCATCACTCAACTGCGAGTTACTGGTAATCACGTTTAACGGTGATTCTTCCAGCTTGAAGACGATAGGGTCGCCGAACTTTCGTTCTACCTTGGCTCCCGCCGTTACCTTATTATAGAAGTATTTCATCGGGAAACCAGAAGGCTTATCTTCCCAATGCACTACTCTAAACTTGCCTGGATATATCAACAAGTCAGACAGGCTGAACTTTGCATCGGCTATCGTTATGAAGTCCTTCATATCGACACGAAGTATATTCACTGCTGAACCTACCACGAGATTCACCATGAGTGATTTACCCGAACCACCACTTGCCTGCTTCTCGTCCTCCACCTCATCTTCGAGGAGATAAGGGCAGATACTCTGCATGTTGGCCCATGAGCGATAGCAGATTCTTCCCAAACAGGAAATCATGTTGGCAAAATGGGAGTTGATGTCGGCGATGGCTTCGGCAGACATCGGTTCTTTGTTGCGAATGCAATCCTGCTCCAGTCGCCACTGCATATTGCAGCAGCCTCGAATCACTCTCAGTATCGGCCAAAGTTCTTTTTCCTGCTTGCCTTGCCAGTCCACTTGCCAGCGGAAGGTCTGCGCCCAGTCTTTAAGCTCAGCTTTTTTCTGGTCGATTTCCTCTCTTGAAAAGACCGGTGAACCGTCCTCGTTAACCTGCGCTTCCTCTTGGGCGATGGCTGCTACCCTATCCTTATATTCCTGACTCTCGCTGATTACGAAAGGAGGATTGAACACCCTCATCGTGAAATCATACGGTTTCTTTGCCAAGGCTGGGATAAAGAAATTCAGGCGGTCGTAGCTGACTGGCATGATGACTTCGGGAGTAATCTTCAACGCCACATTGCGGAAGAAGAAATATTCCGTATGAGCATCGAAACTTTCGGTGAAGTCTATCACCATACCCTGCAAGCCGCCAGCCGATTTCTCGCTGAAATTCTTGTCTATCAGGTTGGCGCAGTCTGACATCATCTTGCGCTCCTGGTTATTATGCCGCCAACTCTGTTCTGTAAACTGCAGGAGTTGGGTCTTCGTTGCCTGAATGATACTCTTCTGGTCGATGTATTCAACGAAACATCTATCCAGATGGATATACTGACCTACAAGGTCGGTACTCTCAGGGTCTATCATTCTGTAATATCCATGGCACGTCATAAAAAGCCAAACCTTAGTAGGCGATACCTTACAGGTAGGCGGTTTTGGTTTGCCACTTCGAGGGTCACGGGGATATTCTATCTCGAATGGGTCCGTATTGTTGGCACCTCGCAGTCTTGAGTATAGCGGCAACCTTATATCGTGGTCGAACTTGAAGTTGTCGGCATCATCCATGTGATAGCACATCAGATAATCTCTCACGCTTCGTGGTGAGCAACCATACAACCAGTTCCACCTTTGGTTATATCTACTTCTAAAGCCATCTGGCAATGTAGCATAGCAAATATCGCAATACTTGGTTGCGATGGCTCCACAATCCCTCTGGCTGGCGATGTCGTTAGGGTAAAGCATGATGACCCTCTCGGCAAATCGCTTCATCTTCTGATACTGCACAGCATTGAAGTCGAGCTTTTCCTGCCTCCACTGCCCTCGCTCGATATACCAGAAGTTTCTTCTGCCAAGCGAGAAGGCTACGTGGTACCAGCAGTATTTCTGAAAATGGCTGTCCTGCGCCTTATCCTGACGCAGGGAACGCATGGCGTAATAGATACTCAATGCGTCTTCCGGTGTTCTGCAGAATACGATATTCTGCGCCTTGATGTCACCCACTTCTATGGGTTCCTCTTCGCTATGATAAGTACCTTTCGGCGCTCCTTCCTTCGTTTCATTCTCTACCCATATCTCCTTAGTCTCTGTATAAGGCTCATCGGGTTGCAGTTTTTCTATTGCCGAATGAACGGCAGTAGAGTTGTTACTCCGATGGTCCATCGCATAAGTGAAAACCTTATCACCCATCAGCCACTTGCTCACCTTTCTTACGCTATGATCCTCACAGGTAGAGAAGACTATCGGGTCTTGCTGCATAGCCGGACGGAAGAAACATCCGCAACTGCCTTGAGGCGCTATCACGTCTGTAGCGAAGCAGACGAAAAGAGGGTTCCATGGAGTACCATAGATCACCTCACTCGCTAATTGCCCGTTTCTCACCACGTTGGGCAAGGTCACTTTATCCACGGCATAGATGCGGAAATCATCATTCAGCATGGTCGTGCTGAAATCCTTACCAAACCCAAATTGAGGGATTCCCTTTACCATTGTGACATCGAACCCCAAAGCTGCGAGCTCCTGGGGATTGAAGTCAACTTTTGGTAAAAATGAAAACGTCTCAATAGTTTGTGTGGCAATGGTACGATAGTCCATCTTAGCAAAGAGCATCGGCCATTTGACCCTTGTCTTCTCATTGTCGCCATACACCCTCACCACGAGGTCATGGCATAGGCGCAAAAGACTTGCCCCGTGCATCGGCAGGTTGCGCATGGCAGCATAGAGTTCCAATGCTCCATAACCGCTTTTGCCGGTCTTGGTACACATCCAGCGCAAGGCTCCATGCCCTGCCTGGTTGTCGTCATCCACACCCACACCGTCGTACATACCGCCTCGCTCATTATTATAGATAATGAAATGCGGAGTCTGTTGGGCAGGTGTATCGCTATCATCCATACCATCATCCGCCTTCTTCTGACAGAACGGGCAGAAGCAGGCAGTCTGATTCGCTATATGCTGCTCATCGGCAGGCTTCACAAGGAAAGCCATGTCGAGATTGGCAAGCTGGTTGATTATAGGATGATATATCATTTTCTTACTATCGTATATTTATAGTATCGACGAAAATAGACCCAATGAGATAGGCGAGGCCAAACTTAAGTGATGACGACCCTGCTTTCCAGTGTTATAAGCCTCCAGCTATGTACCTGTCCGAGCGCCTCAATAGGAATGTATCAGTAATGCCACGACACATAAAATTATGTAAAATTGATACATCTCCCACCTATCCATTCAGGTATCATTGCTATTTCGGGCACAGGATCGCGTATGAACGAGTTCAGGACGCATTACTGCCATCCTTCGCCTCTCATGGGTCTATTCGTCAATATCATTATTTCACACTATAAAGAAGACCTCGGGCGACACGCCAAATTTCACGGTCACTTTTTGAAACAGGATTCTCAGGCTTTTTAATCAGACTATTCCTGCGTCGTTTTGAGAGCCGTTTATTGTGGTGGCAGGGATTATCCTCTACCGCACCACTATCGCCCTTCCGGTCTTCCTGCCATTTCACCGATGGCTCGGTTGTCTAAAAAAAATAAACATTCGGAACGTATCAAAACACGTCGTTACTCATATTTAAAAACTCCCGCGTTTCCCAACGAAGGAGCTTTTTTCAGTACAACTTTTGTATGATAAATGTTATATGAGTAAAAATGTTGCTATGTGTTCAAAAATGTCTCAAGTTTCAGATGCCGTATCTTGCAGTTGCAGATAACCTGCATCCGATGTATCAGCATTCTGGTGAAGCTCTCAAAGTTCAAAAGCTCCGTATTCAGCCCTATTACCTGCACCTCTGTTCTCCAGTAGCATTTGCCGTTCTTGACACGGCAACTGTGCGAGGGAACAACCCGAATATCTTCTACGTGATTCTTCAGAATATCATAGATGTATTGGGCAGCATCATAGCATAATGCGAATGGAGCATAGAAGAGCAAGGTGGGAATATCATCCCTGATGCCTCTCATCGTCTCGGTGTAAGCGATGCGATGAATAAAGGCATGTTTAGACCTTTGCCCCGATGCCTTCAGATGTTGTCTATTGGGCGTATATTTCATGCCCAGATAGTCGTATCTTCTTTTCATAACTCTTGCTGCAATAAAACGTCAAGACCCGCAGACATTCTGTTTTTCGAGTTCAGATAACCGAATCGGGAAAGCTCGCATTCTCTTCATCATCTGCCAAGTGCTATATATACTGCGCTTGCAATCAAAGATAGGGTCATGAGCTGCACCGTCATCGGCAATATCCTGATAGTCTTGAGTTTGCCCATAAGCCCAATCAACACTAAAAGGAACACTATTGTGATCAAACGTATTGTTTGCCTCCCATAGGAGACGCGCACCCTCCAAATAGTACGTGCGATGGTCACGGAACTGAGTATGCTTGACATTGAACTCGATGCCCAACTTGTAGCAGGCATATCTTAGTATGGCGACGTCGAAATCAGTACCCTGCGCCCAAAGGCAAAGGTCTGTATCTCCCAGCGTTGCCAGCACCTCATCCTTTATCCAACCGAGCAAGTCCGTGATAACCACGTCTATCGGAAGACAAGGATTGTCCCCATCATCATCATCGAGCAAAGCCTGTTTTGCTTCTTCGCTCTGCTGTGACCACCATTCAGCAGTTTTCTGGTCAAAAGTGAAGCCTTTCACAAAGCAGCTTCGCAAATCGACGTTTGCCGAAAAGGTTGGGTACCTCAGCAATCCGTCACTTTTCTCGAAGAACGGATTTTCGGTATCGTAGCGCTTCCACGCTACCGCGCCAACACTCATGATGGCTGCGGTAGCTGGGAGCGCACAGGTTTCAAAATCAATAGTTATGTCAATCATCGTTTCATCTTTGAAAAGTAAAAAAGTAAAAAGGTAAAAAGGTAAAAAGAGCATTCCTGCTTCTTTTCCTTGTTCCCTGGATTCATGCGAGGTTTTTACCTTTTTCAGTAAGACTGCTTTTTACCTTTTTACTCTTTTACTTTTTTACCTTTTAAGAACTCTTCCAGCAAGGCTTTGATGCCTACCTTTTCCCACTCTTTCCAGTCATCAGACGAGAAACGCTTGATGATGGTGGTACGACTCATACCTCGTTCCTCCATGAAGGAGTAGAGTTTCATACATAAGCCGTTTGCTGCCTGCTTCAAACAGGCATAAAATACACCCGGCTTATCACTCTGGGCAAGAGTATAGAGATAACCCTTATCGCCTATCTCGTTACCCAAGGCATCACGCTCTACGTACTCAAGTAATACCTTACCTATATCAGGCATACCTAAAAACTGACTTTTACAGTTATTAATACCCAGAATTTCCCAAGCATCGAAACCTTTCTGAAAGAATCGAAGGTAAAAAGTAGAGTCAGTGAAGCCCTTAGCCGATAAAAACTCAGCTAAATTCTTCTTCTCTTCAGCATTTAGGTCGTTAACGTCTAACGAATTGTTCTGCTGCGTAACTTTTTCTATAATTTCCTTTGCCATTTCAATTAAATTTCTTAAATTTGTTGCAAATTTAAAGATTAAAATTGAAATAAACAAACGTTACGTATATTTTTCTTTTAAAATTAGGGGAATTTAACATAGGTTACGTATAATATTTAGTTTAGAGTGTGTTTTTAGAGTTATTCACCTTTTTAATTATTAGTGATATGAAATATTGTTATAATTATAGCTTCCTCGAAAAATGGATAAAAGCGAATAGAGATATTACGGATAGGCAGATTCTTCATGCCATAGGTACAACAAGCAATACGAGGCTGGGTAATTGGGAAAGAATGAAAGCCCCTATCCCTACTATCCAACTCCTGCGATTCTGCAATACGTTCCAGGTACCTATCACCGCTTTCATCGTTGATACGGATGCTAAATACGATAAAAGCATAGATGAACTTGACTATGTGCAACCAGACATTAATGACCAGTTTGAACCGAATGGCGGCTATATCTCACAAAATGAGAGACGACCTAACGGCGGTCGTGCCCTGCGTGATCCTATGGATGTGGATCGCATGAAATCCATCATACCCGGACTGACAAACATCAAGGCCTATAGGCAGAATGTTCAGACTGGAGACATCCATCAGTCATCATCTGCTCATCATGCTTTCATCAATCAGTCTCTTCCAGAAAAGGAATCAGACGTGAGCCTATCAACGCTTAACAAGATGCTCGATATTATCGCAGAGCAACAGAAACAGATGGCAGGGCAACAGACGCTCATTGCAGAACAGCAACGAGAGATTGCCACCCTCACCCACCGCATACTCAGCATGACTGATGCAAGATATGGCTCTGGCAATGTCGGTATGGCTGCCGACCCACTGATGCACGATGATAAATAAACAAAAAAAAAGGTCGCCCGTCCGTGATGGATAGGCGACCAAGAAGATAATAAAAAATCTAACTAATAATAAAAAACATAATAAAAAATTAAGATCATTTCTAAAATTCGATTAGAACGCTTCTAAGAAAAAGAATAATCTCACGATCACTTTATGATTTATTTGTTGCCGACATTCTGCGGCGATAAAATTCCTTCTCTGTGATTACCTGACAATCGTCTGACAGGCTCTCATAAGGCACATCCGTGTACCAGAAACCACGATACTTGAACAAGGCAGGAGCCGTATCACCGAAAGAGAACGGAAGAATGACTGCGTTCCCGTCCTGGTCCTTGATAGGATTGCCATCCTTATCTTTTTCCTCAATAGGCTTGAGCTGCAGCATACCTATCAGGTTCATTTCGCTCACAACAGGCAGCGCCATCATTTCCTTCTCCAACGCACTATCAGGTTCTGGAACAAAATAAGGAGTTCGCTCGATGCCCTCCACGTTAGGGATTTCTATATTCTTCCATCCAGGCTTGCTGATGGTATTCTTGAACTCTACCATCGCTACACCGCCAGCCATGCCAGCCACCGACTCAAAGTAGGTATCTCCACCCTGCTTTTCCACCCAGGCTCTTGCCGTTTCACTCACCCTATTGCAATCATCAATAAAGCTTTGCAACTTCTTACCTGTCTCGCTTTCCTCACTTACCTTGAGATAAACGTGAGGTCTGTTGTTCTTTCCCATAAATCCTTTATTTTGATAATTAAAACTTTGCCTTACAATAAATGACCGGCTCACCACTTTCATCGTTGTGCATCTTAAAGCCGTGATAACTCAACTCCTGCAGATACAGACTCAACGGGTCGCCTAACGGACAGACCACCGCCTTGAAGTAGCTCCTCAACTGGTAGTCGGTATAGGTATCGCAATCTTCCGTCCAATGATCCAATGGCGCATACTGATTGCAGAATGCCGTTATCTTAGCCGGAATAACGAAATCGTCTAAGGTTACTTGCGCCTGATCGCTATTGTCGATTCCGTCAAAATCATTTCCTCTTTTACCCTTTCCCATTGTCTGTATGTTTTTTGAATGATGTAAGTACCAGAACGATGACCAGAATGACGAATAGAGCGAAGGCATTCTTGGATGCTTTTTCAATGAAAGACTGTCTTTTGACATCTTCCGTATTCTTCTCCTGCCTATCCGATAAACTGTCGTTGATTGCCCAGTGTGTACCCACATCACGCTTATCGCTTAGTGCAATACTATCCACGCTCTGCTGCATCTGTTTAATTTCATGCCGTTGGTGGTTGGCAGTTAACTGAGAACTGCTTTGTTTCTGTGAGCCATAATTGCGCTGGATAGTCCTATCCGTGGTGGTCGTCTTGTTGCCTTGCGCATCCGTGGTCTCAGTTATCAGCTCATGGATGGTTTCAGAGAGGCTATCACCTTCAGTAGTGGAAGACGATACCTGCACCGTCGATTGTGTACTTTTCTGCACGCTATCCGATGATACCACCGTCTTGCGTACACTATCCGTCTGCTCTGTCCTCATGCTGTCCTTCACTTCCTGGTGACTCATATCAGTCACTCGACGAGAAGAAGCGCAGCCTGTAAGCACCATCACTACCGACATCATCAGTAGTAGTATAATCTCTTTCCGTTTCATACGTATTCATTTCTTAATTTTTCTGGTGCAAAGATACAAAGAAAGAAATAAATGGGAAGGACAAAGAATTTTAAAGGTAAAAAGGTAAAAGAGTAAAAAGGTAAAAAGAACATTCTTGCTGATAAGAGTAAAAAGGTAAAAGGACAAAAGAATATTCTTGCTATAAAAGGCAAAAGGTAAAAAGAACAGCAATATCCCGCCAGGCTCTTTTTACCTTTTTACCTTTTTACTTTTTTACCTTTAGGACTACCCTCGGTAGAATACTGGTGCAAAAGAACCTTTGCAGTCAAAGAACTCCTTAGCTTTTTCCTCGATGCCCAACTTTCGAAGCATATCAAAGTCCTCATCGCTGCACTCCACGCAGAACCTGTCGTTCTTCATACCGACAAAGGAAATGCGGGAAACCAGTGATTTTTCAGCGTCGCCTATAATGAGCTTACAGAAAGCCTTCCACTTGTCGGTACCCTGTCCGCTCTCGGTTATAATCTTGCTTTCCGTAGGCTGATGCACATGGGCGAATATATCACCCTCTACCAGTTTCCCGGTCTTCTGTACGCTGTTCTGCTTGTATCGCTCATTCAGAGTAGCGGCAATATCGGTATTTTTATCCTTAGATAAATGATTCTCACCTACTACTGTGCGCTTCACGCGAAATCTGATGAAGTCCGGATCACCTTTCCGTTTACCCGATTTATAGATAATATCCTCATCTTTCAATTCGTCAAACACAATATCTGTCTGGGATAGCTTTTCCATTCTCTGCAAATCTCTGCATACCACATCAAGAACTTGCTTTCTAAACTGAGAAAATTTAGGATATTTGTTCATAACAGGCTCTCCAGATTCATTCTTTAAGATTTCTTTCTTATTACAATCAAGTTCCACTAAACCAAGATAAGATTTCAGCTCCAGGAAGGGTACGGCTATATCCATACTCCTGCTCAATCCTATCTGTCGCAAAAGATAGATATAGACACGAGGGGTATTCACATTCTTAGCAAACTTAGCTATCATAGATATATGGTGAATATACCCCTGTCCCATATCAAACACCCGCTTAGAAAGTTTCGGATCAATCTCAAGCGTGATATATCCCAATATGCGGTTCACCTTCTTTCCGTCCTTAGTCGTATATCCGTTCTTCGATGACGGAATACTCATGCGGCTGAATATATGAGCAAACTCATCGCTACCATCGGGCAGCGTACTCTTCACCGTCATATCGAGAATGCTTGTCTTTAGCTCCGATCTCAACTTCTGATAGCTCATATTCTCGCAAGTAATGAAATCATGGATGTCTATCTTAATAGGCGGGATATTCATCACAGCATGGTCCACGCCTTGCTCAAAAAGAAAATCAGAACGAGCATCGCCCAACTGCCTTTTCTCTAAAAAGTACTCATCTACAAACTTCTGTAGGTGCGTGCTTGTTATCATCAACACATTTTGCTGAAAAAGAGAGTATTGTCTATCCAGTTTCGTGAGTGAAAAAGGAGTATTTATCCAGGCTAAACCCTTGTTTTCATTATCATCAATCATATCAAATCTGACTTTTCGTTTACCACAATCTGACTTTTCGTTTACCACAATCTGACTTTTCGTTTACCACAATCTGACTTTTCATTTACCACAATCTGACTTTTCGTTTACCACAATCTGACTTTTCGTTTACCAGTAACTTTGTAAGTGTCTGAAAACCAAACTATTAAGATTTTCCTAATATATATAATATCTATAATCTTATAATTTTCTATTTAAAGTTTTCATTTTTTGGTAAACGAAAAGTCAGATTGAAGGTAAAATGATTTAGTAGGATTTCGCCTAAACTTAGCCACAAATGTAGTGAGTTGGTACCGAAATAGTGCCGAGGGGTATAGTTTTCGGTACCTCAGAAGGTAGAAATCTGACTTTTCATTTACCAGCAAAAGCCTTTTTACTCTTTTGCCCTTTTACCTTTATTTATGTCTATTCAGGTACTCGATGACAGCTTGCAGGGCAATATCCTTAATAGGAACACCCGTCTCCATCTTCATCTGTAATATCTGCATGTAGTAGTTCATCGGCACATAGATAGTGATGCCGTTCTGAGTCTTCTTGCCAGTTTTTTTCGCTGGAGCAGGTTCGGGAGTAGAAATAGGGGCAGATGATACAGGAGGGACCGGAGAGTGCGAAGGTGCATCAGTCTGTGACATAGTGTCCGTCTCTGCGGTACCCTGTCCGTTCTGCTGTTGTTCCAAAGCTTCGGCAACTCGCTTTTGGTGAGCTTCCTCGTTAGCCTCATAAATTCTTTCTATACCTTGGATGGCTGGAGAGTCTTCCAGTCCTTTAAACTTATTCAAATTATTCGATGCTTGTCTTGCCATATCTATGTTTCTTTTTAAAATGATACATTATCTATAACGTCCGGTGCCTTAATCTTTCGGCATACTGGCCAATATCTCTTTCGTAAAATTCTCATAGTCTTGTCCTACCCTGCAATAAGGCGAATAAGAGAATATATCCTGATTGAGGGCTTGTGCCTCCACCATCTTCGTATCTCGACGAGTGTATGAATCAAACATATAGTCATCAAACTTATTGCCCAGATACTCCTTAAACTGCTTAGTGGCTCTTGTCTGATCATTGCTCATTACCATGAACAAACCGCGAATATCAATATCAGGATTCAAGTCTTCACGAGTTTCCTGCACCGCATTCAGAATTTCAGCAATACCTTTTGTTGCCAGCATTTCGAGCTGGATAGGTATTACCACGCCCGATGCAACCGATAGGGCATTATGCGTAAGCAGAGATAACGCTGGGGGGCAGTCTATCAGAACGTAATCGAAAGCCTCCAGGATAGATGAAACTCCTTCCGTTGTCAATTCGTCGCCTCGAACTTCCGTCATCGGCTTACTGAATAGCTTAAACAAAGCCTTGCGTGGTACCGGCATCTGGTTGAGGAAAGGCTCGATGTTGATCAATCTGTAAGATGCAGGAGCGAGATATATGCCCTCTCTTACCTGATAGACAGGCAAACGAGACTGCTGTATCATCGCATCATATACGGTAGGCTGCCCGGCATTCTCTGCCTCACTCCATCCAAAGAGGAAGGAGAGACTTGACTGGGGGTCAAGGTCAATTAGCAGGATGCGAGGCTTGCGCTCCTTGCCATCTTTACCCAAACCGAAATGACCTTTGCCGTAACGACGAAGACCTGTTGCCAAACTCTGAACTGTTGTTGTCTTACCAACTCCTCCCTTGTGATTTACGAAGGCGAGGATTTCTTTCAATCTTGTTTCTGCCATAACTTATATTTTTGGTTATTTATTATTATCTTCTCTTTAGCCTGACAATGCAGGAAACAATACACGAATACACACATCCACTAATCTGCATACACATAAGTGCATGAATACACAAATATACAAATGCACGTTTGTGTTTTTATGTTTTTGTGCTTTTATGACTGCAAATTTAAGAAATTAAATTTAAACCGCCAAACAAATTTAAAATATTTAATGCTTTTATGCGTAAATTTCTTCATTTATTAGTTCATTTGTATATGTATTAGTGTATTTATTCATTCTTTTATTGCTTAATGTGTTTATTTCTTCGTTGGTGTATGAATGTATTTCTATATGTATGAGTGTGTATGTTTCTACGTTGATTTATGTATTTGTATATTGAAATCAACAAATACATAAATCCATAAACGCATAAATATATGCACGTTTGTGTGTTTGTGGGTTTATGGAATGATACTCTTGCATGAACGTTGAATTATGGAAATCTGTTGTTATGGAAATCTTTGATTATGGTAATATGGTATAATGGAAACGTGCGAATATGCAATTCCATAATAGCATATCCGCACGCTTTATCCTCGGTAAAAGCAAGAATGCTCTTTTTACCTTTTTACTCTTTTACCTTTTTACCTTTACTCAAAACTCTACATTGTTCTGTTCTTCCTCCCACGCATCATTTACCGTAAGGGAAAAGCCGGACTGGTGGTCATAATAAGAACCGCTTATGGTAGTGATACGGTTACGCTGGAGGCGCACATTCGGGATGGTGAAGGCAGCATACGGCTCGTTGCTATCCTTGCGGTTCATCTGGAGAGAAATGTCCGTAGTGTAGCCATCGCCATCAGGAGCCAGGAAGAAGTAGGAAATAGTACTACCCGTTTGGCCAGCATACTGCGAAGCGTCAGAGATACGCTGATTTTTTGCAGCTTCCATAACGGAGAAGCTTTGCCAGTTCCAGGTCTTGTACTCGTCGAGAGACAACTGGATGGTGCTGCAATCAGCCGGAAAGGTACCCGTATTCTTGAGTACCAATTTCGCTACCATACGCTCCAACTGGATATGGATGGTCTGGTCCTTGCCTATGCCTACATTGACATCCTGCGAAGCTCCGAAACTATCAGAGGTCTTGTCACTCGTCCATATTACAGGCACATTGCCATCATCGGCTACCGCAAAAGCAGTGTTCTCCTGCAGGTTCCATAAAGCGCCATCTTCACCCAATAGGGTAGGGGATGCGCTTCTCGTAGCAATCACCTTGAAAATGTGGTTGCCGTAATCGAGGTTCAGCGTAGGCTCGGCAAAGTCTTCTGCCGTGCTCGTCTGGTGTAATACCTGGAGCAGTTTGCCGGTTGCCTTGTTGTAGTCAAGGATGTAGAGATCCGTGAGCTGCTTGCCATTCGCTGTCATGGATGCACGGGTGTAAGTTACCGATGGAGTAGGGGAGCAGACTAACTTGACCGCAACCTTACCATGGTCTGCACTCTGATCTTGTTCTTCAGACTGATTGATTACTTCGTTTTCGCTGCATGATGTAAGGGACATCACGCTTGCTGCCATCATCAGAGCAGCCACTAAAAAGTTCTTCTTCTTCATTTCAGTTTTCGACTTTAATATGTTATTAGTTTTATATTTTGTCACAGGAAGCAGTATATAGCCGCTTCCTGTGATTATCTTCGCATACCATAATAACGCATACCATTCCGGAATATTGTGTGTATCTACGTATTTTTTAGATTCCCAGCGAAGTTTCGCTGCTACTTCAAACTATATTCAAGTAAGATAGAGTTTGAAACCCTGTCTTACTTGAATGCTCCAGCCAGAAGAGGCAGGAAGAATACTGCTACACCGATAGTAGAGAAGAGCAGTACCGCTACACCTACGAGGGCGAGGGCTGCAAGGGAATATGTAATTGCTTTTTTCATATTGCTATAATCTTTTGAATGTATTTAAATTGATGTTTCTTATTCCATATCACTGAGTACCCAGTTCTGCGTCAAGCCTGCAATGTCGTTTGCAGCAAGAAACGCAATCAGATTGAGGAGTACACCCACATAAGGCTCTTGCTCTCTCCTCAGTTTGGTTTCGAGCTTTTTCGAGTTAAACCAATCTACAACCGGCTGCATCGCAATAATGCAAGGTTGTATGGTACCGCATTTGTTTGTAATATCCGTGATGGTTTCATGGCGAATCTGCATTTCGTTAAAGTTCAGATCGTTTGCGAGCTTATTGCAAACAATCTCTTCGATTTCTTCTTTATTCATAGCCTTGTAAATTTTAGTATTGATGTTTATAATTTTGTCGCAGCATCGGTGAAAAATCACCGACACTATAACGAGGGGTCCTCCTGCGCCTGTAAGGTCGTAGTCTTAATAGCTCGGAAAGTATCAGCAATATACTTGCTGCCTCCGTGACTCATGATCCACTCATGCACATCGTCAGGGATGACATACTGTCGTTTCTTGCCTTCAGCAGCAGGTCTGCCTTTTCTGCCTTTATTATCTACAATCGTAATCGTTGCCATATTATTTTTGTGATTTAAAAAAGTTACTATAAATGTTCTATTTTTCCTAAATAGAAGTTTGGCCAAAGCCTTTTCGTGTTCTATTTTTCCTCTTCTTCGAGTTCAAAATCTTCAGCTTCGATAATCTTGCTATCATTGCCCATCGCCTCGGCTTGTTGCTCACGAGGTAAATAGACTGGCCAACAAATAAGATCATCTGCATAATTGCCAATATCTATTTCTGCCTTATCCTTGTAATTCCAGAAGACGGAAGCCAGACAATACACCTCCATCGCCTCTTTATCTGATAGCATAGATACCGCGCCAAGGAGTCGGGTAATCTCCTGCTCGGAACAGAACTCATTTTCGCCATCGCCCGTAAGAACGTAATCGTGAACCTTGTTAAAGAGAGTATCAGAAGCTTTGGCCATATCCACATCGTTAGGAGAGATACCCTTAATAGCCTCAGTGATGACTGTCAGGCAGTGGGAATCGTTCAGCAGCCAGATAGCACGAAATCGGGCAGAAACGTTACATACAGCTAAATCCAGGTGGTTCTCACCTATCCACTTAGTGATATTTGCAACGATGCCATCAATATTCTTATTCTTGCATTTTGCTTTGTCGATGAAAAAATATCTACAAGTATCAAACAAATCTCCTTCTACGAAAGTGATGCCTATGCCCGACATATTATCTTCAACCGTCCATACTACAGATTCGGTCTTGCTGGATTTTACAACAAATCTATCTTTCTTCATAACTTCAAGTGAATTTTAATAGTTACGATAATTACTTTATTTATCTTCATTCTCTATCTGCTCCAGCTTCATATATACCAGCGCATTCTTATCGTAGTACTGACGAGGAGCAGCGCAGGAATAATACTGGTTGTTGGCTTCCTTAATACATAGCGCTGCATCTACGATACGTTTTCCGAAACTTTTCAGGGCATGAGTCTTGCCGATGATGGTGATACCAGACTGGTACGCCTTACGAACCTCGACAGCAAAACGATGCAGGGCTGCCTTGGTATTCTTCTCCTCCTTCGTTACCTTCTCCAATACGTTCAGGTGATCAGCAGGACGTGGGTTCCTGCGCAGCTCTACAACACCCTTTTTCTTGTAATTGATGCAGACGGAATACTCGCCAGGCTTCAAATTATCCAGGTGAGCCTCCAATAGGCCGTAACACTGGAGCACATCACGGGGAGCGATGCTGATACTATCTTTCGTGGCGGTTGATGATGCCTGATTTTTCATATCCTCCATAAAATCCGCTTCGCCGTGCTGCGGTAGGGCTGAAATATCTTAATTAATATTAATAATTCGTGTAAATTGATACACCGTATTGTTTTATTTCTTAAATTTGCACCGTCTTCGGAAGATTTTTAATCGTACCTTTATGGAATAGAAAGAAAAATAAAACTTCCGTTGACGGTCAGACTTTCAAAAGTCTGTGGATTCAAACGCTCTTAAAGAGCCAAATTTCTACTATAGTAGATTCGAGCCAGAAGGCTCGCAGTGCCCCGGCTTAGGTCGGGGCTTTTTTATTCTTCCTCTTCCTCCTCTTCTTCGTCCTCCTCCTCGATAGGATTCTGATAGTCGTCGCTATGTGCAATCAAATCATCGAGAGCTGCCTTGAAGCTATATTCTGTCATCGGATAATATGCGTCATCATCATTTAAGTCGTCATAAAAGTCAAAAGAACGACAATGGTCAGCAGCTTTTAGGATGCCACCATCTGGGTCAATCCAAAAACTAAACCAATAACTACTATCTTTCTCGCTACCCATAAAGTTTATCTCATGATCGAGATAATCTAATGTTATATAGATTACCTCATTTAAGAACTTAATACCTTCTGAGTCGCCTGCTACCGCATACATTTTGCCATCATCGCCTAAGCGTAAGTCAAACCATGCTTCTTCTTCGTTTTGCTGATACCAGGCAGTAAACTCATCTGAAAGATACATAAAATAACGATCGAAATATTTAAAGACTTCATCATTTATAAACTCATCATCAAAAAAGTCTTTCCCAAACTTTGAATATTTAGGATCATCAACGGGCAATTTTACGCTTAATAAACATTTAAGGTTATTTTGCCCTTCTATAACAAGATTAAAAACCTCCATACCTATTGACTTAACCGTGATGTCGAGGGCTGATAATAATGATTTTAATAAACGTCTGCCATACTTGCGTGTCCGTACCATTGAGAGAATCTAACCTCATACCCGGTTTCTTCATCAATGAAGGTAGAATATCCGTTTTCCCATTGTCTTGGAACGTCCTCGGCTCTGTCGTATGCCGCAATAACGTCCTTTGCGGTCTCGCCATTGCTATCGAGCAAATCATACTGACGGTTGTCATTCACACCTTCTACTTCACTATGTAACAGCTCTGACTTCCAGTTTGAGCCATCAAAATAGTTCCAATAGAGCGGATTATCAAACCATTCATTTTCCTCTCGCCATTTTTTAGCGAAAGTGTTTATCTCGGCAAGCAACTCATCGCTAATTTCAGAAGCGATACAAGCTTCAAGTTCGTTGTCTTCTCCACATAGAGACAGCTCGGCAGTGTTAATTCCGAACTTCTTCTCTATAGCCTTCATCATATCATGCTCACACTCACTCTCGCCGTTCTCTAAGGAATAATCGTAGCTGCTTCCGTCTGCGGCATAATTTTCTATTTCCTTAGCTAATACTACAAGGTATCTTGGTTGATCATCTTCTTGCTGAAGATTCTCCAATACTACTATGTCGTTTCTTTCCATATTAGTTCCGCTTGACCGTGATGCGTAGGGCTGAAAATAATCTATAAACCAGTAATAAAAATCCGATGCTATAACGAATAAACTTCATCACCAAGAAGGCGAGGAATGATTTCTGCATCCAGGATGTTATCGTAATCCCAGAGGTGGGTACCGAAATCTTTCTGTAGCTTCGCTACTGCCATTTTATATGCCTCCTCGCCATTCTCGGCATAGCCTACGTACTCATAATATTTATATGAAAAATTGACGGTTGCACAAAGACAGACGGTAAAGAAACCTTTCGGCATCGCAGCCAGTTCCTTGCGGCGCTCGTTGATTTCACGGGCGATACGCTGCTTCTCCTGGATCTCCTCATCCTGCTTGTGCTTGCGGTCTGCTGCCTCTTTTGCTATGATAGCCTTCTCGCACTCCTCTGGAGTATCAGCAAGGGCAGGATAGCAATAGATGAAGGATGATGGGCTACAGCCTGTAGTCTGCAATTTTCTGCCCGCCTGTTCGTCCTGATAAATCTTCTTCAGAAGGGAATGAACGTTGTCGTTAACCTCCAACTTTCTGCCGTCAGGCTCGTTCTTGTCAGTCAGGCTGTTAATAAACTCCTCGGCTTTTTCTGCTGAGTCAATAATAACTTTCTTGTCGAAATATACAAAAAACTTCTTCATATTATTTGCGCTTAACCGTGATGCGCTTAGGGCTTAGTAATAATTATAACTGCTTAGTTCTCTTTATCTGTTCACGTGCCCACTCTTTTGCGGTTCCTGGCTCAATATCGCCATAGCGCTCCATATCGTGCGCCTCGTTCAGGAGACTATCGTAGGCCGTATTATTGTGACGTTTGCTTGCTGCAATGATAGCCAGGGCGTGGTCGTAATCTCGGATAGGACGGAAAGGATTTTCACGCTCCATCTTTGCAATGAGCTTGCCGCGCTTTACGCTGTCGCCTCGCTCAGACTGGCGCGAGATCATCGCAGATATTCTGTCGTTCTTATAATCTACCTTTTCCTCTGCCATCTGCTGCGCCTCTTCGAAGGTAACTGCATTCTCTGATTTTCTAACCAGCGAGCGAGCCCATGCGTCGCGAACGTCCTCCCAGGTTTTCGCCTTCTTTACGACCTTCTTTTTCCCGTCAAGCATTTCGATGAATGCTTTTCCGTCCTTTGTATTCAGGTAATAATCGTGATAGTGATCCTGGTAGCCGTAGCCGTTGTAGTTATCACCGAAGGTATGATAATCTACCTTCTTTTCTTCGACGAAAGCCTTCAGCTTACCCAGGAGTGATGCGGTACCATCGAAGACACAAACGTTTACTACACCGTTCTTTCTGCACGCTGAAACTCTACTCTTATGCTTTTTGTTAGCATTCTCAACAGATGAAAATTTGGAAGGAATAAATACTCTTCTATATGTTCCCATATTGTTTGCGCTTAACCGTGATGCGCTTAGGGCTAAATTATAAATGTATTATTGATTATTGGCTTTTGCCTCCAAAGCTATAACAGGCGTTCCGTCCGTTTTGTAGAGCATTCTTACTCGCACCCATACATATTGACCCTTCAGCCAGAAGGATTCGTACTCGTCCTGCCACTCTCCCGTATATCCTCGATTCTCCAAGGTATCGCGGGTCTTGTCGGTGATATTGTCGAGGTCGTAGGCTAACACGCCCATCGCCTTCAATTCGATGGCAACCGCAATCTTTACCTCCTGCGGTGTTCGTGGATAGTCTTGATCTGAACAATCATGCACACCCATTAACTTATCTATATTGATAATAGATGTAAGCAAGGATTGGATTTCTACAAAATTTAAATTAAAGGAAATTGTTTTCATATTACTTGCGCTTAACCGTGATGCGCTTAGGGCTAAAAATGATTATTAGTATTATATATTATCTTCTTGTTTTATCTGATGCAAAGGTACGGATAATTTCTGAAACTACCAAATAAAATACACATAAAATACTATTTTAGATGTATTTTTAACGTTTTATCACGTTTTCAGCACTCTATACCTTATTTGTCAGTCATTGTTCGCTCTGAGGTGTCGATCCTCACATCTTCAATAGATGGTGCCAGCCGTGGCAGCGATGGGAAAAAATGCCGCTGCTATCCTCACGGACCGCAGACAGCGTGAAAACAAGTGCGGACGCTTCCGCAAAAAACATTTAAAATTTCAAAGTTATTTCAAAGAAATAATGCACCTCGCCGTGGTGTCGCTCCACGCTTGCCGGTCTGCCGGACGGGGTAGGGGAAGGCTTTCAGACTTCCCCTGTATGGGATGGTGGGTTACTGCTTCGTGTCTGAAGGCTCAAATATCTTCATCATGCGGTCGATGCGGCTCGCAGCCTTAGATGCAAATCCCCAGCAATATTCAAGAAACTCCTGTCTCTCTTCTGGTGTGTGGCTGCGGTGCATTTCTGCGCACTCGTACGCCTCTTCACGCAGGGTGATAGCATCGCCTATCCAGCACCCTGATAAGAGTTCATTTTCCCCATCCGGGTCTTCCTCGTCCTCCTCCATCCGCTCATCGAAATGCTCGATGGCGTACTTAATGAGTGTGCGAATATCTTTTGCCCAGGAACAGGTATCATCCGCGCTGATATTACACTCCTGCAGCACTATCTCTACGAGTTCATCAATACCCATGCGGCTCTTTATATATGCGTTGTGGTAGAAGTCAAAAGGGATAACGTGATCCAGCTTCCAGCCCTTTTCCTCGTTAACAGATGGTCGTCCGTATGCCTTGCGGCTCTCTTCTGTTACCTTCACTTCGTTTTCTATATTCTCTATAACGTTCATACCGTTCTTATTATTATTCTTTGATTCCATAATTTCTGATTTTTTAATGTTGTTATAATATGATGATCGTGATATTATTTATTGGAAAGTATCACTATTTATATATACATATCCTGAACCACGCTTGTAATCTCTTACAGATGAAGCATGAAAACAGGCTCTACCTATACCAGACAGCCAGCGATCTCTACCTAACTTTTTAAGAGCTTCCTCCTCGCTGATTCTCTGATCATCTTTGGTGTAATACTTGTAATTGGCTTTTTCTATCTGATTGAAATCCTCTTCGAGATAGCCGATTTTCTTTAAAAACTCCTTATCTTTCTTTGTTAACTTTGCCATAATTTCTAATTTTTTTATGATTCTACAATACTACTGATAACTGTTAAACTCTACGAGCTCCAGCGAGCCGCCTTCCAGTTTACTCTGGATTTCATACGCAACTGTAGCACCGGCAAACTTCACATCGTGTTGAAAGTCTTCTATCTGTTCCAGTACCGGAATCTTCTCGCCATTCGTAGCCCAACGGAAAACGCGATCCCTAATACCTTTTGTGATAGCTGCCAGCAGTCGGCGGGTGCCAGCCTTGTCGGATGATCCGACGTAATATCTAATCATTGAGCCGCGGGATTTCCAGTTGTCGCAAGTGCTCAGTATATAAATATGCTTCATACGATTTTCTAATTTTTTATTGATTCTATATTACTTTAATTTTGTGAATATCTGCCTGAAGTAAACTTCACATTCGGAATTAGATAACTTTTCATCCTTGCGTTCATACTTGGCATAATAGTTACCGTATGTATCCTTGTAACGTCCGATGTACTTATAACCAACGTTTTTGCAAGCTCGTTTTGCAAGTTTTACCGTACTTTCTTTAAGTACTTTCGAGATTTTCTCACATGTTACCTTCCCATTTGTATATCTGCGGATCGTATATATATCTAACAAATATTCTATCATAATTTCTAATTTTTCACACGTTCTATAATATTCGTAAAATACCAAACCACTGCTTGCGCCATCGCATCTTTCAATGCCTCCAGATACTTGTCGATAGCTGCCGGCGTATCGGTATTGATATGCCTATCTGGATATTTGCCGTTCTGATCTCCACTGCCAAGATGGATGATGCAGAAGGAGCGATCCTTGTCGTGGGTAGCTACCATACCGCGGCGCTTGCAAAGCGCCACCACCTTGTCGAAAAATTGTGGCTCGAAAGTGATTACCTGGAGCACACTCCAGGGGTATTCCTGGGCAGTCAGCAGGATTTTACCCTGATGCTGCGAGATAGCGAAATTATATATAACTGATGATTTCTTCATTTTCTATCTGTTCTATAATATGTTATTTTCTTTATTGCCAGGGAATCCTATTTTGCTGGATCCCCTGATACTACACGCACGCTATAATAAGGCGTATTAAATGGATATTTCACTTCGTTGACGTAATACACCGCCGATGGTGTACTCATTGCCAAGGTATCCTGGCAGATTACCACGCCATTCATACCGTGCGCCATCATGTTCAGGGCGCACATCTTACATGCCAGCGGATCTGAATCCTGGGCAACATACTTATATGTTCTACCTACTGAAGGATCAGGGCTGCTCATTTTAGCAAAGTGTGACAGAAGAAGGCGACCGCTACCAGCGGCGCAATCATTTACCGTTTTGCCTGAAATATTAGGGCTGGAAGCCTGTTTTTTCTTCGAGCCTATAATATCACTTATTAGGTCGGAAATGGCAGGAGGCGTGAAAAATTGCCCTGTCTTGGAGGCCTTGCCAGGTAATAGGTACATGTTCTCATAAAGAATGCCAAACACATCAAGCCAGGTACCATTCTGAAGTGCCACGCTTACATCTACCAGCCAGTTTGTAGCCAGTAGCCCGAAGTCAGGCTTCTTGCTGATACGCTCACTAAACCAGTTTTGCAGGCTGTCAACATCTTTGCCCTTGAATGCCTCGACGCTGAATAAATCCAGAAGGAAGTCACAGAAATCGCTCAGTGCCATTTCGTATGGTCTGCCATCCTTATTTGCCTGTCGGCTCAAAATATCTACATACAATTTATTGTCTTTCATAATTCCTCAATATTAAAAACGTTCTATAATAAGTAAAAAATCACTCATTCTATAAAGGGTGCCCTGAATAGCATTCAGGGCTATTTGTTAGCATACCCAGATGTGACCAAACAGTGGGTACTTCTCCAGGTCGTGTTCACGTGCCCAGCCTCTGATCGTTACATCGGTTTTTACCAGCTTATGAAGAGAAGCCTCGATTTTGCGTACCTGGTCCACGTACTTTGCATAATGTTTGATGCTATCTTTGTATTTAGCAATATCCCGTGTTTTGTTCAAGATATACCCGTCTATCAGATCGACGGCTTCTGCTGCAGCCATACGGTCGTTTGTCGTCCACTTCCAGGCTTTTTGTGTCAGAGAACAACAAGGAGAATAAAACGTGATACCTGGAGCGTATTCTCCGTAAGAATTGATAGCGTTCATTTCAAGACAGCCATCATAAAAGCTACAAGAAAAGCCTGTAGCATACCTTGCAGCGTCCAGAAAGCGCTTATTTATCACTTTGCCATCGAAGGTACGGCAAACGTCTTTAAACGCCTTCATCGCTGTTATTTCTTTGTTTGAGCGGTCCACGAGTTTTTCGACGTGTTCGCGGTACTTTCTTACCATCTCGTTTTTCTTGCGACGGAACCAAGACTTCACGGTTTTTTGGTAATCTTTTTCCGATCCTATAATATAGTCTATTGGCTCATCTCGTTTCATTATACCACGGCGCATGTAAGACTCATTTCTCAAAATTCCGTATTCTTTTGCATTTTTCACGCTGCTAAAACGTTCCGGTTTTGTAGCCGGGATAGAATTACTTGCCCACAGAAAAACGTCTCCGGAGTCTTCTTTTAAATCACCCAGGCGGTCCTCAATTTTCCAGATGGCCTCTTTTTCCAAATTCTCAAAATCTATCTTTGCTTCCATAATTCCTCAAAATTAAAATTGTTCTATAATATAGTGATATTCTTTGCATCCTATATAAAAGACTCCAGGAGTGCCCTGGAAGCCTTAACAGGCGTATTTTTCGTACTTGTCGAAGTCTATAAAAATCTGTTTGATAACTCCAAGCTGAAACGAGTAGTACACCTGATCATAAATACACTCCTTATTCCTATAAAAGTGCATTTCAAAGGTAACACCTTCGTGCCAGATGTCCCAGTGACAGCCCGCTAAATCGACGGCGGCAAAGATATTTTCTATTACGGTGCCATCATCAAAAGTGATAGGCTCGTGTCTTACTTCAACCTTAAAGCCAAGGGCACGCAATAAAATAGCTAATTTCTTTAATTTCTTCATATCCTCAAAATTTTAAAGAGTCTATAATGATACCTTAAAGCCTTCTTTCTCAAAATCGGGAATGAACTCTTCACGGATAGATGCCCATACTCGAATATTACGTCTTTTATAAGCGTAATCAAATTCAATCTCCGTGCGCGCCTTGAATACAAGACCTACCTGTTCTACTCCTTTGTCGGTGTCTCTATACACACCTTCAGCGGTTTTTATGCCGTTTTTGGTCAAATCTATGCACCAGTTACGGCTCAGAATCTCGCTGAATGCCCGGCACGCCTCCTTCAGGTTTTCCGCCTGGATCTCGCTGTGCTGATTTCTAATATCAATCCAAAAATCCGCACTTTTTTCGTTGCCCTCCTTGTCGTATAATACAGAAGGAGTCACCGTGTAATTAAAATGAAAAGTCTTCATAACTCTAAAAATTTAAATGTTCTATAATCTGTTTAATAATTCTTCGTGATATTTTGCAGCCGCTATAAATAGGGCTTTTATCACTTATTAGAAGGTGCCGGCGGGAATGATCCGCCGTGTGGGCCTTAAACCTTTGCACCTTATTTCTTAAAACATAAGGACCAAAAACCAATTCCGCTTCTTTTGCCCTTGGGTGTCCTGTTTGGTAAGTCTGAAATAAGCTCCTGGATACTCTGGTATCCTTCTTCAGCGGCTCGACGTCCCAAATATATTTGACAAATGTCTTCACCGCTATAATTTTTTGATGTAATAAAAGATGCTGCTTTCATAATTTTCTATTTTTAAAAACGTCCTATAATATAGCACTATATTTTACATCTCATAGCTTTTAATTGACACGGCGCAATTATAGGCGGTGCCTACATTTCGTAAAAAGTAGGCTTTTTCTTTTCGGTCGTAAACATAACCCTTGTTTTTAAGGTATGCTACTTGTTTTCTCTTTTCGTTTATATCACAACGAAAATTACGTAACAGGGTCCACGTACCGTTCATAATAAGGTACATTTCAAATGAGAAAATTTTCTTTTTCATATTGCCTAAAAATTAAAATGTTCTATAATATATTTTATTAATTCCTTGTGATATTTTGCAACCGCTATAAAAGCGGCTTTATCACTTATTAGAAGGTGCCGGCGGGAATGATCCGCCGTTTTGGCCTGGATACCTTTGCACCCTGATATTTAAAGTTTGAAAAAGAATATCTTTATAAGGAGATAGACAGTAATACACACACGGCCGCGGCTATTAGATTAATACCGATAAATTGAAGCCCGTTGACCGTTACACCGTCGCCATCGCTGGCAAAGTAGGTTTTAGGCGCAAATAACCATCGCCAGGCGCTTTTTATAGCTGCAAAGGTACTTTTATTCAGGCGTGCAAACAGAATGGCACACACGGCAAATAAAACACTTACCAGGGCCGCCGTACTGGAACGGCGCGAAAATGTAATATTATAATTGTTCATTTTCTCAATATTTTAAAAATTCTATAATATAGTTATTTTGTGGGTACCCTGGAAGGTTCAGGGTACCGGGCTTTTATGCACACCGCATGAAGTTGTCGAGATAGTGGCGCACTCCCTTAATTGTGATATAAGGACGGGGCCAGTTATTTTCTTTTTTAGGGCACGTGTATTTTATTTTTTGCCAGCGCGCGCAAAGTTCCTCCGTATTGTTATAACAAACCTTATATAGGGCACGTTCCCCGTTTTCGTCGATTACAAGGGCAAAGCCTCCATAACCTTCTTGCTCGAAACATTCACCGTATTTTGCTAACTCGTCGTACTGTTGTTTAATTGTCTTCTTTGCCATGATGTTATATGTTTAGAAAATTGATACTTTCTTTTCTCGCTGTTATCTCATATTATTTAATTAGCACTTCTTTCTTTGTATAGTCCCAATCTGCAGCGATACAGGCAATACCCGCGAAAGCGGAAACAAAAGACAGAAGGCCGAAAATAATAATACCTTCGACGGCTTTAGCAACATTAGGGCACCCGCCGGAAACAAGTGCAAAAACGCAATCAATAACAACCGCAAAGAAGACGATCGCCAGGGCTACAGGGAAAAAATAAAAAACTTCTACCTTTGCGAGTACGGCAAAGAAAAACTTTACCTTTGCGGCTACTGCCTTCAACTTTGCCATGATACCAAAAAAATCAAAATTCTTTTTCATAATTCCTAAAATTTTAAATGTTCTATAAATAGGGGGTACCGGCGGGAATGATCCGCCGTGTTGGCCTGGCTACCTTTGTACCCTGGAATCCTTAAAATATATTATAGCGCCGCCATCATGGCAACGGCCGCGTTAACGGTTTTTGCCTGGTCCTTGTTTGTGATTTCTGGTGTGTGATCACGTACAAATTTCTTTTGTTCGTCGCTTAATGCTGCAAAATTAGCTTCGAACGCTTTTATAAAGCGTTCCGCCTTCTTGTGTTCATCAAGGGCCACCGCCTCCACTTCGAGGCGCAAAGGTTCACGTAAGCTTTTAGGAAACTTCTCTATAGCGTGATATAGTACCGTTTCATACTCGAAAGTCTCCCAAGTACGGTTATAATACGATACGATAGAGTGCTCGTAATCTTTGCCGCCTCCGAACGCAAAAACATGATGGCAAAAGCCGTTTCGCGTGCTTGAAGTACTACAAGTAAAATAAATATGTTCGCCGTTAACTGCAAAATCAAATGTTTTGATATTATATCTTTTATTTTTCATAATTTCTAAATTTTAAAATGTTTCTATAATAAAGGGATAATAAGGGAGCCAGGAACGGCCCCCGTTAACTTATATTACAATCGAATCTCCTCCAAGTTTGACAGGTCGAAGATTGCTATTTGCTCGTTTGCGCGACCGGCCTCGATTGCTTCTTTTTTCCAATTTTCCGGAAAAATCAAAGTAGCATCATAATAATAGAGGCCGCTTTCTGAGTCATACCAGCCGCCAAAAGCCAGACGGCCGTCTATATTTAAGCCGATCTTTGCGGCGCCGGCCTGGAGCTCCTCGATAGTGTTTGCAACCTTTGCCAGACCTTCAGGTCCAAAGCTGTTTTGTGTCTGTTTCATAGCAACCGCGTAACCGGCTGTTACAGGCTGCAAAGTTGCAGCGTCAACGGTGAAACCTGAAGGGTTTAATGCTGCAATCGCAGCAACTTTTGCAATAACTAAATCCTTTTTCATAACTTTTTAATTTTAAATGTTTAATACCTTGTTTCTTGTTTTAATTTTGTGGCTATAAAGGGAGCCGCCCCCTTTCCAAAAGCTAATGTTTTCTCCGTCTATAATGTAATGTATTCTATTTTTTGTTTGGCTTGAGTTGTTACCATTTCCGGCCGTTGCCGTACTCTAAATAACGCCCGCGCCTGTAATAAGATACACTACCTAATAGCTCGCTACATTCTTTATAATAGCCTGTTGTTAGTACCCGCCGTTTCCTGAAGGTTAACGGCGAAAATTCTTATATATCTAATAATAAATATTACTACTTATTATTTATTTTCATTTCGTTTGTGATTTTGAGTAACTGCCTGCAGTTACACACAATATGTAAATATGTCAAAGATCAATCGTAAAACTATTACCTTTTGTTTTACGTTTGCAAAGGTAATAATATATTTTGTTTCCACCAAATATTTTGCGAAAAAAACACAAAATAAGGTGTTATTTAACGTTTAAATACAAATTATATAGTGTTATTTACAGATTTTAAAACTAATAAGACTTTATGCGATAATATTCTAATGTGTTTTTGTGCTTTCCCAAATATCACCTTATACCTTATTATATATATATATAGAAAACCACCAGCCACCAGCCTCGCACCCTCGCACCCTCGCACCCTCGCACCCCTGGATGGTATCATCCAGCCATCCGCCTCGCACCCTCGCACCCCTGGGTGGTATCATCCAGCCACCCGCCTCGCACCCTCGCACCCCTGGGTGGTATCATCCAGCCACCCGCCTCGCACCCTCGCACCCCTGGGTGGTATCATCCAGCCACCCGC